CGCTGCCCTCCTCGAAATTTCCCCGGGGGGACAAAAAGTGGGACCAATCCATAAACCCCCATCGGGATTGTGGTCTACAAGGCCCTGAAACCCATCCGAAAGGAGTCTAACATGGCAGAAGTCACTGGCAAAACTTCTGAAGAGATCGATGAGCTCCTTTTGGAGATGGTCGTTGCCGGTCGAGCGCAGGATGGGAACCTGATTCTCGTCAACAAGGGCGGTGGAGAGATCTTCGGAGGCTTCATCGGCTATGGTGGAGGCACTCCGACCGACCCCGGCCCGGGCGAAGACGCTCTCAACTACGAGAACGCCGCCCCCAACAGTCTTTTCGTCATCCATCGGGACGCGTTGACCGGCGACTGGCCCGGCACTCGACCCTCGAACCGTGCCGACATCGTCTTCGACGTCACTGGAGTCGATCCATCACCCACCTGGATGCTCGCACGCGACCGTCGTTCCATCCCGATGCCTGAAGGCGGGGCTCTCATCTTCGCGGATGACCTGCTCACGGACTCCGGTGGCTCGGGCGGCGGCACTGGTACACCCCAGACCTACGAGACCGCACTCGGTACTTCACTGTTCGTCATCTATCGGGACTCCGTCACTGGACTGTGGCCGGCTTCTCGTCCTTCGGCTCGCACTGACATCATCTTCGAGTGCGTAGGCGTCGACCCATCACCGACCTGGATGATCAACCGGGACCGCCGTGTCATCCCCAAGCCATGAGAGGAGTCGTAGATGGCAACCGTAACAGGCAAGACATCTGACAAGATCGACGACCTCCTGGGGCAGACCTTTGTGGGTGCAGATCTGGATTCGGAAGGATCACTCACATTCACTCGCAAGAATGGATCGATCGTCAACGCCGGCTCACTCGGTGCTTCGATCGTTAGCGCGACTATCAACAGTGCTAAGCACTTGATCTTCACCAAGATGCAGGGCGGCGAGATCGATGCAGGTCAGATCACACCCAACCTCCTTGAGGCTTGGCCTGTGGGCTCGATCTACATGAGTGTGGACTCAGCCAACCCTGCGACCAAGCTTGGTGGCGGAACTTGGGTTCGGTTTGCGCAAGGCAGGATGGTTGTCGGCGTTGACAGCGCTGATGCATCGTTCGACGCCGTCGAGGAGACCGGAGGTTCGAAGACTTCCACGCTGGCTGCGCAAAATCTGCCAGCTCACACTCACCCGATGCCGCACACTCACCCGATGCCGCACACGCACGAACCTGGTACTCCGTCCAACAACTTCTTGGTGAACCAGCCAGCACCAAACGTCAGGAACCGTGCGAACGGTGATGACTACAACGCAGTTGGTTCCCCCACAACTAGCGGACCATCCAATCCGAACACCGGCGCTTCTAGTGCAGCGAACACTGCGGCAAACAGCGGCACGGCCGACCCGTTCAACGTCATGAACCCGTACGTCACCGCCTATCTTTGGAAGCGTACGGCCTGACCTAGGAAGGAGGAGAGATGGCTACTCGTCGTAGAAACTCTGACGATGACGCAGACATGGTCCTCCCTCCTCCGGCGGCAACCCTCGAAGGTAGAGAAGACCAGCTCATCCTCGCAGCATACGATCTCGTTGAGAAGCGGATCGCTCGAGGTGATGCGTCAGCACAAGAGACCACCCATTTCCTCAAGGCTGGTTCTCGGTTCAACCGAGCCCAGATGGACAAGCTTGAGCATGAGAACGAAGTTCTGCGAGCTCGAGTCAAGCAGATGGAACAGATGGCGTCTCAGGAAGATCTCTTGGAGAAGGCACTGCGTGCATTCAAGGGGTACTCCGGTCAAGTTGACCCCAACGAGATGGGCGATGGCGATGACTATCAGGACATACAGTGAGCTCTCGAGAATTCAGGGACTCACAGCACGCTATGAGTATTTGGCCCTCGGCGACAACATCGGCGAGTGCACCTTCGGTTTCAACCGTTGGGTGAATCAAGATTTTTATCGGTCACGTGAGTGGCAAAGCGCCCGACGAATCGTCATCGCACGAGACGAGGGCTACGATCTAGGCGACCGGGAAACTCCTATCATTGGAGCGCACCTGGTACACCACATGAATCCTTTGACTCTTCAAGACCTCGAGGAAGGTTCCGACAATCTCCTCGACCCCGAAGGCCTCATCACTTGCGCACTTCGGACTCACAACGCAATCCACTTCGGGGACAAGTCTTTGCTCCCGCAGCCCTACGTCGAGCGACGTCCAGGGGATACCCAGCTTTGGGTGAGGAAATTCTAGGAGGAGAAGCATGGATGTAAAGCGTGGAACCCAAGTCGAGGTGCGGGTACCTCCGCATCAGAACAACGGCGATGACGTGGCCATGGGCTTTGTCACTAAGGTGGTCGGCGAGGACGAGAATCAGACCGTGAACGTGCGGGCGCTTCTCGACACCGGCATGGACCTTCGCCTGACCAACATCAAGCTCGTCGACAGCAAGGACGACGTCGAGGAAGAGGCCCGCGACTACGACGCACCCAAGGTCGCCTGGCCCTTCCAGTAATTCTCCCCGAAAGGAGTTCGCATGACGCTTCGAAATCGTGAAGAGGCGGCCCGCGCCGCTGAGAACACTCACACCAACCGGGTGGGTATGTGCCAGCAGGTCACTCGTGGATACTACATGGGCGCATCTGCTGGAGATCGTGATCATGACGGTGACGCGGATGCCATCGACGGCTGGCTCTCAGAGCCGTCTCGCCTCAGGCACCCCGGTGACCGTAACCCGCCCCGAGGCGTCCCCGTCTCCTTCAAGAACGCACGCTCCAATGGACATGGCCATCGTGCCATTTCTCTTGGTAACGGCGTGATTCGCTCAACCGACTTCAACGGTTCTACCAAGCGGTTTCAGCCGGGCGTTCTCGGAAACGGCACCATCGCTGAGATCGAGCGAGCCATGGGACTGGAGTATCTCGGGTGGACCCCGACCATCACCGGTCAGGAGATCCCAATGCCACCCCCGCCGCCCCCGACCAGGCTCGACAACTTCTGGAAGGGCGGGCCGCAGTGGAATGTCAATATTCTCGATCGAGCTGCAGCGCAGCGTTCCGACATTCGCAAGATCGTAGAACGAATCGACGTAGCTGTGAACAAGCTCCCACACGACCGGGGCAATTCCCTAGTCAATCAGTTCGTTGCGAGCTACAAGAAGGACCGCCGGTTGAGGATGGGTCTGCTGAACCAAGCGGTGAAGAACGGCCGCCATGGGACGGTCCAGCATGTGCGGGATGAGCTCCGCCGGCTCCTCTTCCACGATCTGCCCAAGAGCTAGGAGCTGACATGACTACTGTGAATCAGCCCATGCTCGTCAACGCCCCTATCGCAGTCGAGAACCTGCACGGACCTGACAAGAACGTGGGGCACCGGCATGGATCGATCATCGCCCTGCTGGATGCAGCGAATGGCGGCATCGGCGGCTTCAATGAGCTCAACAGCAAGGACAAGAGCTTTCTCACTGCAGAGGCCAAGAAGCGTGGACTCGCTGTCCGCTCTGCTGGTCTCAATGGCATGGTCTTCGATCCCACCAAATTCTCGGTGGGTCAGCCTCGCATTCGCAAGATCATGCAGGGCGGCCATGTCGGAGCTGATGGCACAAGCGCAGGTCCAGACAATCGGAGGGTAGGACCGAACCGATACGGCCTGTACTGGCCTGTCACGGTCCTGGCGCTGGACTTCACTTTCGAGTTCGTGGTTACCCACACCATGGCTCGAGCCTTCACCCTGCACAAGTGGCGCCAGCCTCTGTTCTGGAAGTCGATTCGGTCACTGGCCGACGGCGTACTGGACGAAGACGGCGTGATGATGGGCGACTTCAATACCAATCAGGTTGTCGACCTGCCAGGTGTCGCCGATGTCAACGTGCCTGCACCGCCCGACATGGGCAAGCAGCACTACACCAAGATGATGCGATGGGGTAAGCGCATATTCATCTCAGCTCTCAAGGCAGTCAACACGCCTTCCGACCACCACATGCTCAAGGGCACTATCACGCTCTATCGTGAGCCTCAGGGGCACCTGACTGCTCCGCCCGCCTCGCACGTCCCTACGCCGAAGCCGTCGACCCTCCCCCAACCGGGAACACGCGGTGTCAGGTGGAAGAAGTACGGAGCGCCGGTGGCTCATCCATGGGCGAGTAAGTACAAGCGCCCCCGTTTCAAGAAGCGTCGACCGGTGCTGGCAGGAAAGATTGCCAGGTGGAAGGCCGCTTACCGCCGACGTCTCTAGGAGACCAAATGCAAAGTTCATTGATGCGGACTATCCCGTACATCGAAGCCCGTCTACCCAGCCACCTGGGTAAGAAGCAGAACCCCAAGACGATTTCACTTCAGTTGTCAGGGACCACAGCTGATCGTGGGGCCGCTCTGGGCATCGCCAACTACTGGAATGGGTCTAGCTCTCAGCTCTCATATTCTCACTACGTCGTAGATGAAGAGCTGATGTTCCAGTGTGTGCCGGACAGCCGTCGGCTCACTGAGCGAGGGATAGTCCGCATCAATGTCTGTGGTGAACCGGTCACCGACGGTAGTTTGTGGACCGGAACACAGAAGTTCGACGTTTTCCACAACGTCGTTGGGCTCGTCGCAAAGCTTTGCTGGAAGTACGGTATCCCCGCCAGAGAGATCGGACTGGAGGAGCATCGCAAATTCCTTGGCCGTGGCGGGATCATGTTCGACATTCGTGGTGCATGGCCCAGAGAGTACTTCTTTGCGGCTCTGCAAGACCAACTCGAGCTCTACAAGTCCGAAGGAGGCCTGTAATGCCCGAAGTCGCAAGCATTTTGGACTCTGTCAAGGCTTCCCTTGGGGTTCAGGACGCTACGGCGTTTGATGCACAGCTCATCATGCACATCAATGGTGCGCTGTCGAATCTCACTCAGCTTGGCATTGGTCCAGAAGAGGGTTTCCGTGTCAGCGACAATACCAAGACCTGGCACGATCTCTTGGGCGACAACGAGGCTCGTTACGGTGCTGCCAAGGACTACATGTTCTACAGTGTCCGCCTTGCCTTCGACCCGCCTTCACTTCTCTCGGTGCTCAATGCATTCAAGGAGCTTCGTGATGAGGCTGCTTACCGGGTAAACCGAGCTCGGGAAGATGTTGTGAACCCCCGTCAGCCCAAACCTGGCGTGGAGATCACTGATGGTTCGGACCTGGACGCTTCAGCGACCAAGCTTGAGGTGGCCCGGGGCTTTCCGTTCTCCAAGAATGTGCGCATCAGCAACGGCAAGAATGTCTGGCCTACGCTGGATCTGGTCGAGGCGAAGATGCTCATTCGAAAGACCAAGTCGACGGCCAGCGACGTCCTCAAGGACTTCACTCCGTACCTACACCTCGACTTCGACGGCAACGATCTTGTTGTCAGCTGGTCGCTGTCGGGTCAGGAGACTCTCGACCTGGTCTCTGGGTACTACGAGCTCGTCATCTCCGACGCCGGCCCGCAGGACACCCGCGCCATTCGTGCGCTGTACGGTTATCTCAACACTAGTCTTTAGGAGGAGTTGTGGCAGACGAGATCACAGTCACCCTCGAAGACAATGAGCCTGACGTAGTCGTGGTGGTGGAGAACCAGTCGCCCGACGTATCGGTGAATGTCTCGGAGGTAGGCCTCGTCGGCCCCCCGGGACCTCCAGGTCCTCAGGGACCGGCTGGTGTCGACACTGCGTTGGCACTGAATGAGCACATCATGGACGAAAACCCACATCCGGTTTACGACAGTGGCATTGACTGGCTTGTCCTCTACGAGAATGCGAAGGTATAACACATGACTTACGAGTCCCGGCAAACAACTCTTGTTACCCAGCTCGGTACTGACTACAAGGGTCTTCGAACGTTCCTCACCGGCTCTTCGGTAGGCGCCTTCTCCCTGGCCACCACGGCTCAGGACGTCAAGGCTGCTATCTCGGAGCTCAAGGATGCCATTACGGCTGCGGCCGCCGGCATGCCTGCCAACGCCACGGAGACTTCAGTCGGTGTGGGCGAGATCGCCACCCAGGCCGAGACCACCGCTGGTACGGACGACTTCCGATGGGTCACCCCGCTCAAGCTCGCACAGAAGCTCACTGCTTGGGCGCAGCCCCTGAACACCAACCTGACCAACCTGGCTGGTGTCACTAACACCGCCTATGGTCGTGCCTTCCTGGCGCTGGCCAACCAGGCTGGTCTGATGGCTCTGCTTCCGGCTTCCTCTGACACCGTAGTGGGTGTTCAGCGCAACGCTACGCAGGCCGAGACCAACACCGGCACGCTCGACACCGCATCGGTCACCCCGCTCAAGCTGCAGACCCGTATGGCTGCCTATGCCATGCCGCTGTCCTACCTGGACACGGACACTCTGCTGGCTGCCAACTCCGACACCAAGGTCGCTTCGCAGAAGGCCGTCAAGGCATATGCGGACGCACTCATCGGGGCCAACGACGCGATGGTCTTCAAGGGCGTCATCGACGCTTCGACCACGCCGAACTACCCGGCCGCCAACAAGGGTGACGCCTACAAGATCAGCGTGGCCGGCAAGATCGGTGGTGCCGCTGGTATCAACGTGGAGGTCGGCGACCTGATCGTCTCCACCGCCGACGGCCAGGCTTCTGGCACGCAGGCTGCCGTGGGCGCGAACTGGACGATCATCCAGTCCAACCTCGACGGCGCTGTCATCGGTCCCGCCGCTTCGACCTCGGGCAACCTTGCGTCGTTCTCTGGCACCACGGGCAAGCTCGTCCAGGACAGCGGTTTGTCCCTGGACACCAGCACCGCCCTGGGTACCTCGAATACCAAGATCCCCTCGCAGAACGCGGTCAAGGTCTACGCGGACTCCACCTTCGTCACTCAGGCTGCCATTGGCAACCCGGATGTCGATCTACTGGCGGCTTACACGGCCGCTAAGGCGTGACGTACGAGAGCCGCGCCACAGCCCTTGCAGCTGCGCTGGGTGCGGATTTTAAAACCGCCCAAGCCGATAGGGGCTATCTTCTTCGTCTCGAGCGAGAAACAGATGAGCTCTTGCGGTTTCAGAACAGCCGGATGGAAGCAGCCGTTGCCGAGGCTACGTGCTTTACGGAGTCCTGGCTCGACTCTCGGAAGTGGACGGGTACAGCGGTTCTCGCCTCCGGGCGGATGTACTCAACCGCAGGTATCACCCGAGCTATTCCGACCTCATCTCGGTGGGTGGCCCGCGCGCAGCTGCACTGCACGGGTACATCAGGCAAGTACGCCTACTTCGGCATTGGTGATGGCACCAACTCACTGGCCATCGGTCAGACGTCGAGCTCTGCTACAGCGTTCGTCAACCGCTCGGCAGGCATCAGCGCTGGTGCTGTGATCATCCCCCGCACCATGCCGGCCTTGCCGGTGGGGGACTATCTGTGCACCATCACCAAGGACGAAGCTTACATCTCGATGACTATCCAGCCTGCTGCCTCAGCGGGCCAGGCCATCTATGGCTGCCGGGTCAAGATCTCTGATCTTCCGCTGGCGCCTACGGTGCTGTTCTTCTCAGCCAACGACACCGCGGCTGGTGGTCTGAACTGGGGACCGTGTGTGATCTACGAAGAGCTCGCTGTTCCGCCACTGGCTAAGCGCTCGGTGGCTGGCGTGAACCTCTTCGGCTCAGGGCGTCCGCTGGCTCACTGGTGGGCAGACCCAACGACGGGTATTGGCCGCATGCTTCATATTCCTGGAGACAACGACGCTCGAGTCCCGGCACCACTTGTGGGGTTCCTGCACCAGTCGTTGAGCGGCCTTGCCTCGTCGATCTACACCGAGTCCAGAATGGCCAACGTCCTGTCTGCTCTTGAGGGAGCAGGCTACATGGTCGTGGCATCGGACAACGGTCCGAACGCTACTACCGCCGGAGGCACACAGGACAAGTACGGTAACCAGGCAGGTCTAGACGACTACGCATCCATGATCAAGTGGGTGCGAACGCACCAGAACACGTCCGGTTTGAACCTTATCGCCCCATCTATGGGCAACTTCTTTGCGATGAACCTGCTTCAGCAACGCATCGTTGGCGGAATTACTGCAGTCGCAGGTATCTCCACTGGATACGATCTGGTGGCTGGTCTGTCAAATCCGACGTACCACGACCTGCTCCTGGCGGCATATTCTGCTGTCGACGATGCTGACTTTGTGACTAAGTCGCTGCTCTATGACCCGGCGCGGACAGCTCCGTACCGGTTCAGAGGAGTGCCTTGGCGTCTCTACGCCGGTGATTCGGACACGACGGCGCCCATCGCAAACACTCAGGCATTCGCCAACCTTATCCTTCCGTACTCGCCGGAGGCCACGGTTGTCACCTCGGCTGGAGCAGGCCATCTGGCTGATGCTCTCTACCAGGGCTCTGACATGGTGGCCTTCTTCAACAAGTACAACAGCATCGACGATGCCGTGGCACTGAGCACTGGTCCCAATGAGCGAAGGTTGCTCAAGAACCAGCCGGCGACGGTGCTTCAGTCGGGCACGGACTACATCGAGAAGTACGAGATCGTCTCAGATGGCTCGTCCTCATCGGGCTGGCCGAATAGGCGTGAGATCTACTGCACACCTGTGGGTGGCGGTGCTCCTCGGTTGGTCCAGTACGAGAATGAGTACGGCGAACGTCGACTCAACGCTCGTCAGAACACAGTACTGTGGCGGGCTTTCGCCAAGGAATTCAATGCTGACACCACGCATGACGTCACGGTTCCGATCTGGGAGATCCAGAACGACCGAGACAACCGGGTGCAGCTGCATGGGTTCTTCAGCGATGGCAAATGGTATCACTCTGGCGATGGCACTGTCGGGGGTAACCTTGCCGTGACTGGCACAGTCAGTGGTTCCAACATCGGCCCGCAATTCAAGGGCATCTATCAAGCTGGCTCTGAGCCGGCCGGACAACCGACAGGTACCCTTATCCTAGTGAGGCCATAATGGCAGTATCGATCAAGCAAACGGTCACCCAGACGGGGACTACGTCATCGGTGAACACGACGTTCACTACCACGGCGGACATTCTTCCTGGCGAAGACATCTTCATTGCTTTGGGTCGAGCTACCCAGACGGGTCACGCTGCAGGCATCTCCAACATCACGACGAGCGCCGGGGCCGGGACATTTGAACGAGTAGCGACATCCATCAGGGCGTCGACTTTCGATCTCGTTCTGGCCCGGCTCCGGTGCACGACGCTGATTCCATCAGGCTCCACTATCACCGCAGTGTCTCGTACGTCTGAGGCCAAGCGTGGTGGAGTCATGCAGGTCGTCTCGGGCCTGAAGGCTACCTATACGGCAGCCAACGCAAGCTCGGGTAACGCTGCTGACAACGCTGACGGCGGCACAAGCTCTGGTCCCAACGGCTCTAGCACTGCAGAAAGCGGCTCGACAACCGGTGCGACTACAGCAGCGGACTGTCTGGTCCTGGGTGTGGGTTCAGTTGGTGGTACCAGCACAGTGAGCGCTGGCTCAGGCTTTACTCAGATGGGTCAAGCCAAGTCGGCCAGCGGCACCTCAGATCGAGGCTGTATCCTCGAATACAAAATCGTTTCTGCTACCGGTGTTCAGACAGCTACGGCTACGCTGAGCGCTACCGGTGGTTGGGCCATGGCCGTAGCGGCTTTCGAGATCGAGCCTGATCCGCCGGCCGGACATACTGATGAATTCACTGCCACGCAGAACACTTCGGGCACATCGCTGGCTATTCCCGTACCTCGGGCCGTGCCAGTAGGCAGCCTTGCTGTCGTGTCGTTCGCGGCACATATTCAGACTGGGTCTTATACCATCACCGACTCACGAGGCAACACCTATACGGTGGATGATGGTCCGAATGACTTCGGTCTGGGCCCATCGGCTGCAGGCTACGCGCGACAAGGTCAGTCACGATTGAGTACCGCGCTCCAAGCAGGCGACACCATCACTATCACAGCAACTGGCGCAACACCAGCCAAGTGGGCAGCGGTTGTGGGCATCTTCAGTCTGCCTGCGAATGCATATTTCGGCGACGTTGATGCGCTGGAGACGCTGGGCGAGCTTGACATGTACGCCCCTCCTGTCACTTCGCAAAGAACGAACGCTCTCGTCGTGATTTCGCACTACATGGTGAACTCCGGTCGAACATTAACGGCGAAGAATGGCTGGACGCTTAGTGCCAAGGCAGTGACTACTGCCGCATCAGCCAACCGAGCAGTAGTTCAGGCATGGAAGTACTTTCCTTCCGTGATCTCAACGCCCCTGGCTGAGATGTTCGCCAGCTACGATACGTCTGGTGATGCTGGTCATATTGCTCGAGTCTTCGAGACTCCTGCTCCGGCATTGGTCCTGAAGCGCTGGACTGGTTCCGCCTGGGAGACCGTTACACCTAAGCGATGGACTGGCTCAGCTTGGGAAACCATTACTGCAAAGGAGCTGTAGAGCTCGGAAAGGAACATAGATGAGCTCTCGACTCGATCGCTGGATTGTAAAGGACGGAGCGGAGCGGCGGCGTGGTCATGTCGATCGGCCGCTGCTTCCTCCCGAAACCCCTCCGGACTATGTGCCCCAGTTCTTGGGCGACCCCGGAGCGAACAAGTACATGCTGGGATGGGCCCTTGGGCCGAACGGCAACGACTCGATAGCTGCGATTCAGGACAACCCCGGATACCCGGGTGACTCCAAGATCAGTGTCATCCACGACTACTCAAGCAACGGACAGGGAATCGACACCGCATCGGCGAACGCTGCCCTTGCGCTGAACATGATTCCTTCGCAGTCTGTCAAGTTCAAGAGCGCTGGCACCACGCCAGCTGCAATCGCAGCTAGTATTGCCTCAGGCGCGCGCGACGGGTGGATTGATACCATGGCTGCCTACCTGGACAGCATCGCACCGCAGTTCATGTATCTGTGTTACCACCACGAGCCCGGTGGCGATTTCGGATCTTCGGCCAACACCCAGGCAATGAAGGACTACCGAGATGCCACTCGGAGAATGGTCTTGAGAATCCGCGCTGCGGGCGTAACAAACGTCCAGTGGCAGTGCATCTTGGAGACGCCATGGAACTTCGCTGGAAGCGGCGTTTCTGGGGCTCCTGTGAGTGGTTCTCCGTCATGGATGGACTTCCGTTTCTGGCACGCTGACTGGGATTGGAGGAACAACCGCTGGTTTGACGATCTGACGATGGACATGTTTGGCATCGACCAGTATGTCCCGATGATTGGAGGTACCAATTATCGGCAGTTCGGCACCGATCTTGGCTACGTCAAGACCAAGCTGGCTGCAGCCGGAGCTCCTAACTGGCCTATCACCATTATGGAGCATGGTATGAACAACGACGCCGTGGGCCACAACTGGCCAGACTATGCGACCAAGAAGGTTGCGTACATGAAGGCCAACAACGTCAAGCTCACAACCTACTGGGACAACTCAGACGAGCTCGGGCGTTACTCCTTCGGTCCCCGTCCGGCCGGCGTCACCGACACCACCCTGTACGACCAGGATGGTACCAAGTTGACGGGCTACAACATCGTCCGTGACGGATCTGTAAAGGTGGTGAACAGCTAGTGGTTATTCAAGCTCCTACAGTACTTACCGCAGGAGGCAGCGGCACCGACGGGCTTGAGTACACGACTGCCGTTGTCGGACCCGATGCTGGTTCGCTGATTGCTGTCTTCGTGGAGGCAGGCGCTCTTGCTTCTGGTGAGAACGACATCCCCACGATCAGCGACACCATCGGTCTGACGTGGACACAGGTAGACACCGAGGTTGGCTACACCGGTCTCTGGATGCGTGGAACATGGTTTGTGGCGGAAGCAGATACGTCGGACACAGGAACCATCAAGTTCACATTCGCCCATACCCAGTCGAACTGTCACTGGCACGTAATCCAGATCAAGGGCGCGAACAATACCGATCCGGTGGTTCAGGTCATCTCGACGGCCTTCAACACTACGGTCAATCCGAGCGTCACCCTCCCGGCTCCTCCTGACCCCACCAGCCTCGTGCTGGGCGCTGTCATGCGCAATGCCACAACTCCTATGGCGCCGGGAGCGAACCATACTCTGCTCTCAAGTGTCAACGGTAACTCTGGCCCCGCTGTGGGCTCGGATGTTACCTACGACATGGCGCCCGCGGCGCAGACGGTTGGCATCACGACTAGCTCTGGTGTCCAGAAGACCGTCTACGCGCTCGAGATCGCTATGGGTGGCGACGTTGCGCCTCCTCCCACTCCTGCGGAAGCAACGCTGATCCGTAGCTGGAAGCAGATCGAGACCACTTCGGACAACGTCTTCGAGCTCACTGTTCCTCACGACATCGAGGTCGGCGAGACTCTCGTTATCTCTATCAACCGAGTCACGGGCGCTTCGCCTCAGCCGATCACTGGCGTGACTGGTATCGGCGCCAACGTGGCGTCGCTGGTCGCTACCTCGACGCGTGCTTCAACGATGATCGCCGGCACAATCGTGATTCCGGTCACGGAGAAGATCCTCAACGGCACTGTCCTGAACGTCAACATCACCTCAGGATCGCCATCTCGCAAGGCTGCTGTCTGTAGCGTGTGGTCTGGCTTGACCGGCGAAGTGAACGCTGACAGTGGGAACGTATTCGGCTCAGGTCCCAACGGATCGTCGGCTGCGCCTTCTGCCAGCACCACAGGATCGGTTTCTGAGATCCCGGCACTCCTCATCGGTACGTTCGGTCATGGCACTCAGGTGTTCACGCCAGATCCTGGAAACACACTTGTGGACACCATTGCTACGGCAGTGGGCACCACGGACCGAGGCGTATCACAGGCATATCGCGTGGAGTCTGCGGTTGGGGTAAAGACGATGGGTGGCTCTCTATCGGCCACCGGCAGCTGGGCAGTGAACGTTATTGCCCTGCCGCTTGCCTCAGCCGCCCCAGGAGCCCCAACAGTAGTCACCAGTGGCAACCAGATCGACATCGAGCCTGGAGATGAGATCGACTTCACGGCCGAGGACAGCACCGCTGGCGGTGCCATGACCTTTGTCTGGGAGCAAACTGGCGGCGAGCCGGTGGACTTCGTAGCAACAGGTCCTGACCTTCACATCCCGGAGGCGCCTTGGACCATCGCAGGTACCACGCTCACATTCAAGGTATCGGTCACCTCTGGTGGCGTAACTTCGACTGGCACCGTAACAGCAACAGTGTTTCCCGCTGAGGGCCGCATTGTCGTCAACGGAGTCGAGGTACCTCTCAAGACCATTCAAGTCGGATAAAAGGAAGGAGGGCCTGTATGGCACAGCAAGCAGTCATTGTCGCTTTGCCCCCGGCGCTGGACCCAGTCCGGCTCGTCGGAGACGAGGAGAAGCATGCAACGATCTTGTACTTCGGCGACACCGCTTCACTCCCTGCTGATGCGAAGACTACGATTCTGGAGTCTCTTGCTACGGTGGCGAATCTCTTCATGCCTTTCGCGGAAGAGACGATTGGAGTCGAAAGACTAGGGTCGGATGTACCTCCGGCTCTCGTCGCGAAGCTCTCGAACCGATGCTTGGGTAAGATCCGGGACACGTTCCAGGTCAACCCCTCGATCGTTAGCTACATGAGCAACGGGACGCAGTACCCGCAGTACACACCGCATGTCACGCTGGGCTATCCCGACTTCCAGGCCGAGGTGGGTCTCAAGGAGTTGACCAAGACTCTCTACGAGATCCGCTTTGACCGTCTGGCGCTGTGGTGGGATGACGAGCGTATCGAGTTTCCTCTCGGTGCTCAAGACCGGGGCATGATGCGAGCGCTTTCTCAGGATGCCATGGCGAAGGTCGGAGACTTCCTCGAGCACCACGGTATCAAGGGCATGAAGTGGGGCGTTCGGCGCAAGGATCCCTCGGGGTCAGGCTCGAGCGGTTCTTCGGATAAGTCCAGCGACGACAAGTCGACCAAGAAGGCCATGGACAAGATGGCTGTGGGCTCAGTGGTTCCGATGAAGCAGTCGGACGGCACGACCAAGCTTCTGATCAAGAAGAAAGACGGGTCGTGGAAGGAGACGTATGTCTCTGCCGACGCTGAGAAGTTCATTCGCGCCACGCAGAAGGAAGGCCACGAGATCAGCGACCGCGAGCTTCGGGAGACCGTGCAGCGGGCGAAGATGGTCAAGGAGTACGACCAGTGGTTCGGAGATGGTCCTAACAAGGAGCTTCAGCAGCGGGTCGAGCAAATGCGGCTTCAGAAGGAATACAAGCAGCTCAACACCGAGCTCAATCCCCCGAAGAAGTCCATGGTCAAGAAGTTCGTGGCCGCTAGCGAAGCCGGCTTCAATGCCTATCAGAAGATCGATCAGATCTCGGGCGGCGCGGTGAGCAAGAAGGTCAAGATGAACATGAACGCTGCGCTCTTCCCGCCGACGAACAATTCGGCACCAAAGAGCAAGCCGTTCGCGGGGCCAGGCCCCAAGACCAAGGGCTTCCGAGGAAAGACGCCTCCTCCGGCTCCTTGGGGCTCAGGCTCTCCCGCGGGCGCGCACATGCCCGGGGGCGCAAGGATCAAGCCGAACCCCAACTTCAAGCCGCGCTCATCTCAGCAGCCTGTGCCAAACATCTCCACTATCGGGCACATGCCGAACAACTTCAAGAACTCGGACGGGTCATTCCGACCTGGCATGTTCATTCGGCCTGACGGCTCGGCCTTCCCGGTTCGAACGCCAGCAGACCTGCCGAAGGCGCTCCCTAGGGGGTCGTAATGCCAGATCTGACCGTGGACGAGTTCCTTGCACACCACGGCGTTAAGGGCATGAAGTGGGGAGTCCGCAAGGATCAGCCACCGCCGATGTCTGCGACGGAGAAGCTTCTAGCTCATCCCGCGGTCCAGCTTGCGAAGGGTACGAAGGAAGGCAATGCTGCCAACCTGGCTATCACCGCAGCTGGTATCGCGGCCGTCGCGGCATCGGCACCTGTGTCCGCGCCAATTCTCATCGGCGGTACCGTCAGCGCGCGAATCGCCATCAAGTCTTACGAGGCTTACAAGATGTTCTATCAGAAGCACCCAAGCAAGCTGCTACCCAAACCGAATCCTGACCGTATGGCTCGTCTGAAGACCGGATCTGAGATGCGCAAGCAGCTACTCAAGGAACACGGGTCTAAGAAGCTATAGGAACAGGAGGCCATAGTGCTGTCAAACACCGCTGTACCGATCTACTATGGCCGCTTCCGAGAGCAGGTCAAGCGGGGAGAGATCCCTGTGTGTCGTGAAATCTCACTAGAGATGAATCGCATTGACGCTCTCATCGAAGACCCTACGGTCTACTACGACGACCAAGCCATCAACGGCTTCATCGCATTCTGTGAGGGCGAACTGACTCTGACAGATGGTGAGCCACTCCGATTGCTCGACTCATTCAAGCTGTGGGCTGAGCAGATCTTCGGATGGTGGTACTACGTCGACGAACCGGTCTGGGAGCCGGCTACTCCGCTGAAAGAGGCGGGGTATGTCACAAAGACGGTGAAGAAGAGGCTTACAAGCAAGCAGTACCTAATCGTGGCTCGAGGCGCTGCCAAGTCTATGTATGCCGCTTGCTTGCAAGCCTACTTCCTCACTGTCGATACCGAGACCACGCACCAGATCACCACCGCACCAACCATGAAACAGGCCGAGGAAGTGCTCTCGCCGATCCGGACAGCGATCACTCGCCACCCCGGACCGATGTTCGAATACTTAACTTACGGTTCACTTCAAAATACGACTGGAAACAGAGCAGACCGAGTCAAGCTCGCGTCGACCAAGAAGGGTGTCGAGAACTTCCTGACTGGTTCGATGCTCGAGATTCGTCCCATGGCCATCAACAAGCTTCAAGGCCTGCGTACTAAGATGAACACTGTAGATGAGTGGTTGTCTGGCGATCTACGTGAGGACGTTGTCAACGCGATCGAGCAGGGCGCATCCAAGGTGCCCGAGTACTTGATCGTCGCTATCAGCTCTGAGGGTACAGTCCGTAATGGTTCTGGCGACACCATCAAGCTTTCGCTGGCCGACCGCCTCAAGGGCGACTTCTATGACCCGTTCACTTCGATCTGGCACTACAAGCTGGACGAGCTGGAGGAGGTTGGAGACCCGTCTAAGTGGCTGAAAGCTAACCCAAACCTGGGCATAACGGTCAGCTATGAGACTTATCAGCGCGACGTTCTGCAGGCCGAGAAGGCCCCCGCGACGCGGAACGACATCCTCGCCAAGCGCTTCGGCATTCCCATGGAGGGCTACACGTACTTCTTCACATACGAAGAGACGCTGCCCCAGATGCGGATTGACGGCACCATCATTCCCATTGACACTCGCGGCATGCCGTGCACGATGGGAGCGGACTTGAGCCAGGGAGACGACTTCTGTGCGTTTACCTTCCTCTTCCCATTGGCGAATGGGTCGTTCGCAATCAAGACTCGAAGTTACATCACACAGCTCACTTTGGACAACCTCCCCGGCGCCATGTGGCAGAAGTACCAAGAGTTCATTCAAGAGGGCTCTCTCATCATCATGGACGCCACGGTCCTAGACATGCTCGACGTGTTCGACGATCTCGACGCGTTCATTGTCAAGATGGACTACGACGTCAGGGCCATGGGCTTCGACCCATACAACGCCAAGGAGTTCGTCAACCGTTGGGAGCAAGAGAACGGTCCGTACAACATCGAGAAGGTTCAGCAGGGCGCACGAACTGAGTCGGTTCCGCTTGGCGAGCTCAAGAAGCTTTCCGAGAACCACATGCTTCTGTTCGACGAGGTCTTGCTGACTTTCTGCATGGGCAACGCGATCACCATCGAGGACACCAACGGTAACCGGAAGCTGTTGAAGCGCCGGCATGAGGAGAAGGTTGACAACGTCGCCGCCCTCATGGACGCGTGGATCGTCTTCAAACTACACAAGGAGGAGTTCGAGTGATGAAGACAGATGAAGGGGGTGACTATGGCGCAGGCAGAGACACAGGGTAAGTCCCGCCGCGGAGTTATCGCTCGCGCGAGAGCAGCAATCCACGCGTTCAACTCGTTCACCGTAAACGAAGTTGCGGCAGCTCCGCCCCAGCAAATGGGCTACAACATGGGCCCTTCGGTGTGGGCACGCCCCGACCGTCCTCGCTTCCGTGTAAGCGGCGGTGAGCGCACGATCATCTCATCCATCTACACGCGCATGTCAGTCGACGCCGCCGGCGTTCGCATCGAGCACGTCAGGGTTGACGAGAACGGTCAGTATGTCGACACGATCAAGTCGGGTCTTCACAACTGTCTGAATGTCGAAGCCAACCTCGACCAGGGCGGACGTCACTTCCGTCAGGACATCGTGCTCACGCTTCTCCAAGAGGGTTGCATCGCGATCATTCCGGTCGACACGACGCTCAATCCGATGTCTGCTGGAAACTGGGACATCAAGACCATGCGTGTTGGAACCATTCTCGAATGGTGGCCTGAGTACGTCAAGGTTCGGGCCTATAACCAGAAGACGGGTAAGCAGGAGGATCTCACTCTTCCTAAGACGATGGTCGCCATCGTTGAGAACCCGTTCTACGCAGTCATGAACGAGCCCAACTCGACTCTTCAGCGTCTCATTCACAAGCTCAGCTTGCTGGACAACGTTGACGAAATCTCGAGCTCGGGCAAGCTCGATGTCATCATCCAGGTTCCTTACTCGATCAAGTCTGAGTCTCGCAAGAACCAGGCTGAAAATCGTCGTAAGGAGATGGAAGAGCAGCTCGCCGGCAGTACGTACGGCATTGCCTATGCTGATGGGTCTGAGAAGATCACTCAGCTGAACCGAGCTGTGGAAAACAATCTTCTCCAGCAGGTCCAGTATCTGACGGAGAAGCTGTACAACGAACTCGGTATTACCGAGGACATCATGAACGGCACGGCCGACGATGTAACCATGCTTAACTACATCAACCGAATTATCGAGCCCATCATGGACGCCGTCGTGGAAGCGATGATCCGAACCTTCCTGACCAAGACTGCACGAACGCAGGGTCAGACCATGATGTACTTCCAGGATCCGTTCAAGCTGATTCCTATTAGCCAACTGGCTGACGTTGTCGACGTATTCAGTCGCAACCAGATCGTGACGCCGAATGAGGTTCGCCCCGCACTGGGTCTCAAGCCCTCGAAGCAGCCTCAGGCAAATCAGCTCGTTAACTCCAACATGCCCCTCAAGGATCAGGTTACCGATCCCAATGCACCGGATGGTTCACAAGACCCGAACGCAACAGACGGGACTAATGACCCATTGGCGCAGGATGAGGCAAACCTTGATCGTACTATGGCAGATCTGGGGGTCTAATGGCAGTACAAGACTACGACCCGCAGAAGCGCCATGATAGGTATGAGAGGACAAAGCAGCTGAAGGGCCGAGGCAAAGGCTCGAAAGCTACGTCTGCTAATCCGTCCCATCCTGCTAAGTCAGTACATCCTATTCGTGAACAGACTCAAGCTAGCCATGACCGGGTTATCCGTGTTAGAGGGAAGATCAAGAAGCTCGAGGGTGCGCTTTCAGAGGCACAGGCTGAGCTATCTACCCGGAGGCAAAAGAGTCGAGCGGCCAAGAAGGCAAGCTCCGATGGGAAATCTACTGCCGCTGAGAAGCAAGCTTCGCAGGAGTATCGGGACAAGCATAAGACAGAACTCGCTAGCAAGTCCAAGAAGAGCAGTAGTTCTTCGAAGTCTGGCGGCGGGTCTAAATCTTCGAGCAGCAGCGTTGCTGACATGAGCACGAAAGCTCTAGAAGCTCGAGTTATCAAGATCAAGGGTGCCATTCGTGACGCCCGGCGATTGCTATCCAGTGCATCAATCGAGCACGGTCAGCTCATGCACTCAGCAATTGTTTCTGATCCAGATGTCAACGAACGCTTTGCTCGATTTAATTCAGCAGAAAGGGGTCCGTCAAGATGACAGATGATGTCAAGCCGGATTTCAGTGGCTACGCCACCAAGAGCGACCTCCAGTGTGCCGATGGACGGACCATCCTTCGGGGCGCCTTTGCTCACCAGAACGGTGAGCGCGTTCCACTCGTCTGGGGGCACGGTCACGACCGCGCTACCAACGTGCTGGGGCATGTGCTTCTGGAGAACGTGGAGGATGGGGTTCGCGCGCACGCGTTCTTCAACAACACGGTCGACGGACAGCACGCCAAGGAGATGGTCAAGCACGGTGACGTGCGGTGGCTTTCCATCTTCGCCAACCAGCTCAAGGAGAAGGCCAAGCAGGTTTCACATGGCTTCATCCGAGAGGTGAGTCTCGTCCTGGCTGGGGCCAACCCCGGCGCAACGATCGACAACCGACCCGCGGAGGAGTTCGCTCACGGGGACGATGGCGAGTATTACTACGACGAGGCAGACATCACGACCGGTCTCGAGATCGAGGTGCCCGAGATGGCCCTTGCTCACGCGGCTGGTAGTGGTACCGCCACGAAGAAGGAGACCGACAGCAACTCAGGCAGTGGTAAGTCCCTGGAGGAGATCCTGGGCACGCTGAACGAGGAGCAGTCCAACGCGGTCGACTATCTTCTCAGCCAGGCGCTTACGCACTCTGAGCAGAGTGCCGAAGCCGACAGTGACGCCGAGGACGAGGGCGATGCTGACGCTGGTGAGGCCGAGGGAGAGAACACTGAGGGCGCCGCCGGCGCTGAGGGTGAGGGCTCCGAGGGCAATGCTGAAGGCGAGAACGCCGAAGGCACCGACAACGCTGAGGGCTCGGAAGGTGACGGTAACGGCACCGAGGGCACCGAAGGCACTGACAACGCCGAGGGCGCTGAGGGCGACGGCAACGCCGCTGAGAGTGTCCAGAGCACTGACAATGCTGAAGGTACCGAGGGTACCGAAGGCGCTGAAGGAACCGAAGGCGGCAACGCCGAGGGCAACACCGCTGCTGGCGACAGTGTCCAGCACGACAACAACTCTCAGGAGGACAACAGCATGACGCACAACGTGTTCGATCGGTACTCGGCGACCGGCGCCGCCGGCGCCACTGGCCCGACTGCTGCTCACACCCAGGTCAAGCTCGGTGAGGATGTCATCAAGGGCATCATCGAGCACGCGGACGAGGTCGGCTCGCTCAAGAAGGCGTTCAAGGCCTTCATGCGTGACACCGGCGTCACCGTCGACGGTGAGCTGAAGCACGGCATCGAGAACATCGACTACCTCTTCCCCGACGCGAAGCTGCTGGACAACAGCCCGCAGTTCCTCTCGCGCCGGATGGAGTGGGTCGACAAGGTTCTCTCCGGTGTCCGGAAGCAGCCTTACGGTCGCATCAAGTCCGTCTCCGCGGACATCACGATGGAGGAGGCCCGCGCCAAGGGTTACATCAAGGGCAACATGAAGAAGGAAGAGTTCTTCAAGCTGTCCAAGCGCGAGACCACCCCGCAGACCGTCTACAAGAAGCAGGCGCTGGACCGGGACGACGTGATCGACATCGTCGACCTGGACGTCATCGCCTGGATGAAGGCGGAGATGAAGGTCATGCTCGACGAGGCCATCGCCGAGGCCATCCTCTTCGGTGATGGTCGCTCCAACGGTGACGAGGACAAGATCCGCGAGGACAAGATCCGCCCGATCGCCACGGACGACGAGCTCTACGCCACCACGGTGAACGTCAACCTCGACGACTCCAACAGCTCCATCGAGGAGTTCGTGGACGTCGTGATCGACAACCGCCAGTACTACAAGGGCACCGGCTCGCCGACCTTCTTCACCACCGAGGCCACGGTCTCGAAGTTCCTGAAGCAGAAGGACGGCTTCGGGCGTCGGATCTACGACGACATCACCGACATCCAGAAGGTGCTGCGCGTCTCCGAGATCGTCACGGTCGAGTCGATGGAGCGCGTTCCGGACCTGGTGGGCATCATGGTCAACCTGGTGGACTACACCATCGGTACCGACCGTCTGGGCGCCGCGACGATGTTCGACGACTTCGACATCGACTACAACAAGCTGAAGTACCTGATCGAGACCCGCCTGTCGGGTGCTCTGGCCAAGCTCAAGTCGGCCCTGGTCTTCCGCTCGGTGCCGGCCGCTTCGGTCCTTCGTGAGCCCCTGGCTCCTGACTTCGACGGCACCACCGTGACGGTTCCGACCGTGACCGGTGTGGTCTACAAGGACGGGCAGGGTAACACTCTGACCACCGCTTCGCCGGTCGCCCTTGACCCGGGTGAGCAGCTCCACGTCGTGGCCACTCCTGAGGCGGGCTCGTACTTCGAGAACAACGCTGAGGACGAGTGGGACTTCGTGGGCGAAGAGGCCTGATAGATCCCGATGGCGCGCTTCTTCGGCAAAGTAGGGGTTGAACTACCCGGAACTAATGTCGACGGTGTGTGGACGGCACCGGTTGAAGAGCGTGACTATTACGGAGACGAGATCAGCGCATTGCGTTCGCTTGAATCGTCCGACAAGGTCAATGATGACTATCGGTTGCAGAACCGAATCAGCATCGTGGCCGACGTGGGCGTTGATCTCGTCTCCAAAATCAAGTACGTCTCGTTGCATGGGACTAAGTGGATCGTAAACTCAGTCGAGTACGATCGCCCCCGTCTCATCCTCTCGCTGGGAGGTGTATACCATGGCCCGACCCCGGATAATTCTCCATGAGAAGCTAGCAATAGCTCTGGGCAACCGCGATGAAGTGCACTTCCAGCCTCCTGAGGATGCCAAGATGGGGGACCCATGCATTGTGTATGAGCGAGACGATGCTTCTATCGATTACGCGGACAATCTCCCGTATCGGGACGCGCTTCGCTATCAGGTCACGCTCATGACCAAGAATCCGGACAGCGACGTCTATAAGGAGCTTCAGAAGCTTCCTTACTGTCGTTTCCAACGGCACTTTGCGACGTCCGGTCTCAACCATGACGTCTTCGTGATTTACCACTAGGAGGAATCCAAGCATGACTAAGCTCACTTGGGACCAGACCGGCCAGCGTCTCTACGAGACCGGCGTCGATCACGGTGTCCTGTACATCCCGGACGTTTCGGGTAACTACTCCGACGGAGTGGCCTGGAATGGTCTGACCACGGTCACGGAATCGCCTTCGGGCGCCGAGGCCAACGCCCTGTACGCCGACAACATCAAGTACCTGAACCTGGTCTCCGCGGAGGAGTTCGGCGCGACGGTCGAGGCGTACATGTACCCGCCGGAGTTCGGCCAGTTCGACGGCACGGCTATGCCCGTCGTCGGTCTGTCGGTCGGTCAGCAGGCTCGCAAGATCTTCGGCCTGTGCTACCGCACCCGCCTCGGCAACGATGTCGAGGGTTCGGACTACGGCTACAAGCTGCACCTCATCTACGGCGCCCAGGCGGCTCCGTCGGAGAAGGCGTACGCTTCCATGAACGACTCGCCTGAGGCGATCACGTTCTCGTGGGAGCTCACGACGACTCCCGTATCGGCCGGAGACGACCTCAAGCCGACCTCCCAGATCGTCATCGACTCCACTCAGGTGGACTCCGACACTCTGGCGGCTCTCGAGGTCATCCTCTACGGCTCGACCGGCGTGGAGCCCCGGCTTCCGCTGCCCGAAGAGGTCATCGGCATGTTCACCGAGACGCTGCCGACCGTCGAGACCGTGGAGCCGAGCTACAACGCGGCCACCGACACCATCACCTTCCCCGACGTCACCGGAGTGATCTACTCGGTGGGCGGCGTGGACAAGGCGCCTGGTTCGACCATGGTCATCACCGAGGACACCGTTGTCGAGGCACGTCCGGCTGCCGGTTTCCGGTTCACCGAGACCTCGGACAACGACTGGACGATCGAATACAGCTGATCGTCTGCGAACTAGAAAGGAGACCGGGGGATGCTTCGGATTTCACTACCGCGGACAGAGTTTGTCAGCGAGCTCGAGTTGGAGCTGGAGCATTCCCTGGTCTCTCTTTCAAAATGGGAGTCAATGTACGAAAAGCCTTTCTACGGCAAAGAGGACAAGACACCCGAAGAGACCAAGACTTACATTCGCCAGATGATTCTAACTCCAGATGTGCCTGACAACGTCGTGGAGCGCTTCAAGACCGAACACTACAATCAGGTTACTGAGTACATCAACTCCAAGCAGACCGCTACATGGTTTTCGGAGATGCAGGAGCCTAAGCGTGGACAGCCGGAGGCCATTACGGCCGAGCTGATCTACTACTGGATGATCTCATTCCAGATTCCGTTCGATCCTTGCGAGCACTGGCACCTCAATCGTTTGATGACCTTGATCCGAATCGCTGGTATCAAGCAGGCCCCGCCTAAGAAGATGGGCAAGGCGGAGTGGGCTGCCAAACAGCGTGCGCTGAACGAGCAACGACGTCAGCAGATGGGATCCTCCGGCTAACCAGAAAGGGGTAACCGTGACTCGTTTGAACTGGAACAATCCAGAGGCTCGAATCTTCGAAGTGGGCCTAGACCGCGGTGTCCTCTACCCCAAGAGCGCTCCGGCAGTGGCTTGGAACGGGCTGACCGGCGTGGACGAAAACGGCGCTGAAAGCTCCAAGGTGTACTACCTGGACGGAAGGCCGTACCTGATCGTCCCTACGCCCAAGGAATACCAGGCCACTCTCAAGGCATTCACCTACCCCGATGCTTTCTCGGAGATCATGGGACTGGTGGAAGCCACCGACGGCATGTACGTAGACTCCCAACAGGGAGACGCCTTCGACTTGTCGTACCGAACTCTGATCGGCGATGCGAATCAAGGGTTGGAGGCGGGCTACAAGATCCATCTTGTCTACAACGCAATCGCGGCCCCTCAGGGCAACAGCTACAGCACTATGGGTAGTTCAGTGGATCCCTCGGAGTTCTCCTGGGACATCCAGGCGTATCCCATGCCTCTGGTTGGCTACCGCTCGACCGCGCACGTCGTGATCGACACCCGTCATATGGACCAGTACAAGCTTGGAGAGATCGAGGAACTCCTTTACGGCACTGACGCCGCTGAAGCATCCATTCCCGAACCTCAGGTCGTCTTCGACACCCTGAACCACGGTGACGCGATCATCATCACCGACAACGGTGACGGTACCTGGGAGGCTTCTGGTTCCTACAAGAACGTGCACCTCATCGGAGACGGCATCTTCGAGATCGAGAACGTCAACGGCACCGACAACGGCGATGGTACCTTCACCATCAGTACTACGCTATGAGTCGGGGTTCAAACACTGGCGTCGGCCTCACATTCAGTGGGAGCACCAAACGGACGCAGAAGTTCCTAGACGATCTTGCCTCTGGACGTACGGTGTTGGACGGCATCGAGGCACTTGCTCAACAGGGCGTGAACGCTCTGTCGTCCGCCACCCCCGTAGCCTCCGGTCAAACTGCTGCATCTTGGTCGTATGAGATCGAGCGCGGCAAGGGAGCTATTCGCATATCTTGGATCAACACGCATGTCGTGAACGGCGTCAACATCGCCGTGATTCTACAGTACGGCCATGGAACTGGAACAGGAGGTTACGTCGCCGGAAGAGACTACATCAACCCTGCCATTAAGCCGATCATGGACAAGATCGCAGACGAAGTGTGGAAGAAGGTGACCAGCTCGTGAGCAGCGTAGACGACCGCATTGTCAACATGCAGTTCAACAACAAGCAATTCGAGTCTGGTGCCACCCAGTCCCGAAAGACCCTCATGGGCCTCGAAGGCGCGATCGCTAAGACCGGTCAGTCCAAGGGTATCTCCAATCTCGGCGCTGCGGCGACGGGTGTTGGTAAGAAGTTCTCTGTCATGCAGGTGGCTGGCGTCACTGCGGTGGCTACGATCGCCAACAAGGCGGTCAACGCCGGCCTCAGTCTCGTCAAGAGCCTGACGATCGACCCGATCCTCCAGGGTTGGGATGAGTACAACACCAACCTGAAGTCGATCCAGACTGTTATGGCGAACACCGGCAAGGGCATCAAGCCCGTCCAGGGCGCGCTTAAGCAGCTGAACAACTTCTCTGACCAGACCATCTACAACTTCTCTGAAATGGCCAAGAACGTCGGTACCTTCACGGCCGCCGGCGTCGGTCTGAAGCAGTCGGTCTCAGCGATCAAGGGTATCGCCAACATGGCGGCGCTGTCGGGCTCGAGCTCACAGCAGGCCTCTGGCGCGATGTATCAGCTCTCTCAGGCAATTGCTGCTGGGCGAGTGAACCTCCAGGACTGGAACTCTGTGGTCAACGCTGGTATGGGTGGTAAGAACCTCCAGAAGGCGCTGATCCAGACCGGTACTGCGATGGGCACGATCGATGCTAAGACGGTCAAGTGGGGCAAGAACATCAAGATCGCTGGTCAGTCCTTCCGAGAGTCGATCTCGGCCAAGGGAGGCGCTGCGCCATGGCTTACTTCTGATGTTCTGACCAAGACCCTGGCTCTCATGGACGGTCGTCTCTCGAAGACGGCTATCACGGCCAACATCATGGCCAAGGGCCAGCACACCATGGCCGAAGCCACGAAGATGGCGGATGAGCAGATCAAGGCGCAGCAGAAGACTCTTGCGAAGCAGGGGTACAACAGGGAGCAGATCAAGTCCCTGACTTCTATGGCAGATCGGGCTTATCAGTCAGCGACCGTGGTCAAGACTCTGCCGCAGCTTATGGGCGTGGTGAAGGAATCGATCGGTTCGGTGTGGGCGAACGCCTTCTCTGCGATCGTCGGTAACTTCAACCAGTCCAAGAAGATGTGGACGGCTGCTGCAAACTCCATCTCGAACGTGATCAAGGGCTTCAGCATGAGGCTCAACAACGCGATCGTCATGTGGAAGAGAGGCATCGACGGGATCGGCGGAAGGTTCGCCGTCATCGAGGGCTTCAAGGCTGTATTCAAGACAATCGGCTCGATCCTTGGTGTGGTGGGCAAGGCCTTCCGCGATGCGTTCCCGCCTGGCGGCGAAAGCACTCTTGCCAAGATCTCGATCGGGTTCATGCACCTTGCTCAGGCACTCGTGCCTAGTGAGGCGACCTTGAAGAGCCTGCGAAGCATCTTTGGCGGCATCTTTGCTGTCCTGCACATCGGCGTCTCACTGGTCACTGGCATTGCTGCCGGATTCAAGGCGCTCTTCGGCGCTATGTTCGAAGGATCCGGACAGGCTGGCGGCGGAGTTCTCGCTCTACTGGGCAGCGTCGGCGAGCTTCTGCTCAAGATCAATGAGATGCTCACCGGTGGCGGCAAGATGAAGGACTTCTTCGTCACTCTCGGCACCGCAATCGGCACGTCTCTGCATCCGGTGGTAGCCATCGTCAGCAGCGTTGTGGGAGCCATTGGCGCCCTTGGCGGTGTTGGTGGCGGACCTACAGCGTTCTTCGAGTCGATCCAGTCCTCCCTAGGTGGGCTTGCCGGCGTCGGAGACAAGGTCACCGCGGTGTTCACTTCCATCAGCGCATCGTTCAAGTCACTCGATCCAAGCAAGGTACAGGCTGCATTCGGCACGATCGGCAACATGGTCGGTCAGTTCGCCGGCGAAGGCGCCAAGATCGCTACCGGTCTCATCACTGGGCTGGTACAGGGTCTGGCTGGAGCAGCTCCTGCTATATTTGCCGCTATCGGCTCGCTTGGTTCATCGATCATCGAGGGCATCAAGAGCGCGCTTGGCGTGCATTCGCCCTCCTACAAGATGATCCCCGTCGGTGCTGGTCTGATTGCAGGACTGATCATTGGTATCTCTGGAGGCATCGGCGAGGCGCTCAGCGCTATGGGCACCATTGCCAAGAAGATGTTCCAGGGGTTCATCAACATGTTCAAGCAGCTCTTCAGCGGCATGAACTCGCTCGACATCGCGTCGATGTTCAACGCACTTCTTACCGGTGGTCTTCTGCTCAGCATGAAGAAGGTCTCAGACACCGTTCTGGACTTCAAGAAGATCATCAACGACGTGGTCGGCGGCTTGACCAACTCGCTCAAGGCGATGCAGCAGGGCGTCAAGGCTTATGCCATCAAGCAGATCGCAATCGGTGTCGCGCTCCTTGCGGCATCTGTTATCGCGCTGTCGTTCATCGACCCCAAGAAGATCGCTATCTCCATCGGTGCCATCGGTGCTATGGTGGGCATTCTGGTTGGGGCTATTGCCGCGCTCGGCAAGCTCGCCAAGGGCGAAGTGAATCTCGCTCTGATTGGTGCAAGCATGACGATGATTGCTGCGGCAGTCTTGACTCTTGCCGGCGCAATCGCAATCCTGGGCAACCTGGACATGATGACGCTGGTCAAGGGCATTGGCTCTCTGGCGTTCATCATGGGCATTCTGACTGCGTCTTTGGCTTTGCTGTCGAAGGCGGGAAAGACGTCTCTGGGTGTTGGTCCGGCCGTTCTCGCAATGGCCGTGGCAATCAACATCATGGCGGTAGCAGTTGCTGCTCTGGGCATGATGGACATGAGTACTCTAGCCAAGGGGCTTGGCGCAATGGCCATCGGTCTGGGACTTATGGTCGGCGCGCTGATGATCCTTTCATCGGGAACATTGATGAAGCAGCTTGTAGCATCTGGTACAGCTCTGGTCCTTGTCGCTACATCGTTGACTATTCTTGCTGGCGTTATTGCTCTGTTCGGTAACATGGACATGGGCACGTTGGTCAAGGGCTTTGCTGCTATGGCCATCGGTCTGACTCTTATGACCGCATCGTTGATGCTCTTGGGCAATACTGGCCCGTTCGTGATTCTAGCGGCGGCTGGTATGGTCATGATGGCTAAGGCAATGCTGCTCATGGTCCCAGTCATTGGCATTCTCGGCAGCATGGACTGGGGAACTCTAGCCAAGGGCCTTGGTGCTGTCGCTATCGTGATGGCCATATTTGTCGCTGGCGTTGCAGCTCTTGGGGCTGTGGCTATGGTCGTCGGGCCTGGTCTAATCATGCTCGGCACCGCGCTATTGCTCGCAGGCGCGGGCATGCTTGCGTTCGGCACGGGCTTCGCGCTCATGGCGGCCGCTGGTACTGCTGGCGTGGCCGTGCTTACCGCAGCATTCGTGGCGTTTATGGGTCTTCTGCCTGCACTGGCACAGCAGCTGGCTTCGGCCATTGTTGCGACTTTGGAGACGTTCGCTAAGGCGGCTCCACGCTGGCGTGCTGCGATGTCGACCATCATTAAGAACATGATCGGCGTGCTGAGGGACAACATCCCGCAATTCGGCAAGCTGCTCAAGACCATGATCGCTACTGGTCTGTCCGTTCTTAAGTCGGCCGTGCCTCGGTTCATCGAGACAGGGTTCACGATCATCGACAAGTTCCTGGCGAGCGTTGCGGCCCACGTGCCCAACATTGTCAAGTCGGCGGTCAAGATCGCTGTCAGCTTCATGCAGACAATCGGTAATCAGGCAGGCAAGCTGGCTGATGCTGGCGCCAAGATGATCATCAAGTTCATCACGGCAACGGCCAAGGCTATCGACAACAACAGCAAGCAACTTGGAACGGCCGCAGGCAAGCTGGGCGTCGCCATCGTCAAGGGCATCGTCAAGGGCATCGGGGGCATCGCTCACGAGGTCATGGACGCGGCCGGCGAGCTGGCACAGAAGGCTATCAACAAGATCAAGGACAAGCTCAGTATCTTCTCGCCTTCGAAGGTGACCGAAGAGCTGGGTATGTACTTCGGCATGGGCTTTGCGCAGGGTATCGCTGGCCATCAGAAGCCGGTAAGCGATGCTTCGGGCTCTCTTGCTGATGCGTCCATCAACGCCATCGAATCGGCTCTGCTGATTCAGTCCCCATCCAAGAAGGCTCAGTGGTGGGGCGAGATGATCGGTGCAGGACTGGCAGCTGGCTTGAAGAAGGCTAACATGCCTGCAGTTAAGTCTATGCTGGACTTCATTAACTCGATTACAGCCGCGGGCGATAGTACCGTGCTGTCTAGGTCGAGGGCTGCGGAGAAGGCAGAGGCCACCGCGGCAAAGTCAGCAGTTCGAGCAGACATCGCCAAGAAGCGTGCAGCAGCAGTCCCGGCGAAGAACAAGAAGGCCAAGAAGGCGGCAAACGCAGCAGCTACCAAGGCCGCTAATCAGGCCAAGAAGGATGCTGCAGCTGCAGCTACTGCTAATAAGTCTGTGGAGAATGCGATCGCTATGCGCGACGCGGACGCCAAGGGCCGAGGCGACATCTATCAGAGTTACGCCACGTCGAATGCTGACAAGGCAACGAAGCTGTTGGCGAAGGCTGCGCAAGAGTCGGCTTCGGCCAAGGCACTTGCTAGAACCAATGCCAGGCTGGCAGCTCAGCTTCGCGCACAGGCGGTTAAGGATGCCAAGGCAGCCAAGACCGCGGCAGACAATGCTAAGAAGTACCAGCAGACGGCGCTGAATTACTACGCTGTCGAGGTTAACGATCGCATCAAGGCCATGAGGGATGCTCAAGACGCGGAGGCGAAGGCAAAGGCCGATCAGGCTGAGCTGGACGCCGCGACAGATCCTCAGGCTAAGGCGGACATCCTCAACAAGAGGGCGGCTGCCAACGACGTGCTCGCAGCGCAGTACAAGGCCGACATGGAGACCTTGATTGCTCAGGCGCAAGCCGAGGCAGGAAAGAACGCCACGAAGGCCCTTGCTTTGCTTGATCAGGCGGATGCAGCTGCTGCGGCGGCTAAGGACGCTGCGGATCAGGCGGAACAGCAGCGCAAGGATGCAGAAGCAGCACTGGGAACTGACACTACTAGCTCGGGCTCTGGTCCGGGCACCATCACGCCATCCGACGACGTGCTCGCACAGGCTGCGAAGATCGTCGACAACTACACGGCGTCGATGCAGCAGGCCGAACAGGCCGCTTTGGCTGACCAGCCTATCCAGCAGTTCGTCCAGAACAACTACTCTCCGGAAGCCTTGAGCGTTTCGGAGGTTTATCGACAGACCAACAACCTTATGTCGCTCGCCCAGCTCAAAATGGGAGGAATCAAGCGACCTGGAGACTCGTAAGAGAGGAGACTACCTTGCTAACGCGAATTGACGTCGACAGCGAGAACGCATTCTACATCCCGATTGCCGGCGCTACGCCGAAGGATAGTCTCATCGTCCAGAAGATTGAGGGTCTGAACCCACCGGATGTCACTCTGTTCATGGGTGATTACGCAAGAGACGGCGGGAACTACCAGGGGCGCAGGGTTGGGAACAGGAACGTGGTCATCACCTTCGACCTTAATCCCAACCCTGCGCTCGGGGAGACCGTAGATGGCCTTCGTGAGCTCCTTTACAAGGCCTTTCTGGATCCTCAGCCCGACGCCGACTACATCAAGCTGAACTTCCTCGATGACGCAGGACGTACAAGGTACGTGGTCGGCTACACGGAAAAGATCGAGACTTCACCCTTCGACATTGACACCTCTGCGCAGGTGTCAATCATCTGTCCGGACCCCTACATCCGAGACGACATCAAGACGGTCAAGGCAGACCCTAGTGGATGGATCAACGTTCCATTCAGCTACAAGGGCACGGCGGAGACGGGCTTTGAGGCGGAGATCTACATCACTGCGCCGACCGATACTCTCACGCTGGAGAACAACGGTCGCACTATGGTCTTTAACCGCTCGTTCTTTGCGGGCGACGTTATCAAGATCAACACCAATGCAGGTTCTCGTAGCATTACAGTTGCTCACGCCGGCGAACCCGTTAAGTCGATCGTTGCGAGCATGAGCGCTCTGTCCCCGTGGCTGCAGCTTCACTCCCAGAACAACAACATGAAGGTCTATGGAGAGCAGACGACCGATCTGGTCGCCGCAGTTCGCTCTTTGGGGTACACCCAGTCCTATTGGGGGATTTAATGGAGTTCCAGACACTCAACGAGGACTTCCAGGCAGAGCATGTCGTAGAGAACTACGAGACTCTCATCTGGACCGAACGTTACTCAACCAACGGCGAGTTCCAAGCCACCTTCAACAACATTCCTGCCGGCCTAGCGCAGCTTCCGGAAGGCTCGTACGTCACTCTTCGTGAGTCGACGGTGCCCATGAAGGTCGAAACTCACAAAATCGAAAAGAAGAAGAACGCTGTCCCAGTATTGACTGTTACCGGTCGAACCTGTGAGGCCTGCTGGCTTGAGCAGCGCCAAAGCGTTAAGGATCTGCCTAGCGCTGCGGGTCGCCCTGCGTGGACCATTACGGCAGACAAGCAATCAGATGCTGCCTACAAGGCCATTCGCACCGTCATTGGAGATGAAGAGCGCTTCAAGGATGGCGTTTCGGTATTGGCCGCTATTGCTCCCTCGATCTCAGCTAAGCGAGCTATTCCACAGGCGAGTCTCATCTTGCCTCAGGATTACAGCACGTTGACAACGAATACTTACGAGATCAAGGCCGGCAATCTCTACACGGTAATCATGGAGCTGATCACGGCGAATTTCCACGGCATTAAGTCGGTTCGCCCAAACACAAGCGACACTCGTGTAGACATCGAGATCTACAACGGCTCTGATCGAACTGATGAGCTCGTCTTCGACGCACGATTCGATCAGATCGACGACGCCACATATTTGTTGAGTAAGCAAGGATCTTGCGACATTGCTCTTGTCTACGGTCCCAACGGTAGCCAGCAAGTCTTGAAGAATGCTACCGAAGAGCCGGAAGGTCTTGAGCGACGCGAGCTCCTGGTCGACGACTCAGGCTCTACGTCCGAAATCCGAACGAACCACGGTCTTGTCGAGCTATACAAGTACAACGCTACGGCGCTGTTCGACGGACAGATCGCTGAGCAGGTAGCTTCGGGCTACAACAAGGACTACTTCCTTGGCGATTTGCTTAAGCTGACGGGACAGTACGGTCTTTCGCAGATCGTGCGGGTTGCTGAGTTCATTCGGTCTTCTGACAACACCGGAACAAAGGCATACCCCACGTTCGAGGCAATCACCACCTCATAGAAAGGGGGGTCGTCGAGTGAGTCATAGGCAGGAGGGGCCAAAACTTCCCCGTAAGCTCGACCCTCATACCGTTCAGCTCATTGTGAAGATTTTTCGAGACATGGCGATCTTCATTCTCGGCGCATATGGGTTCGTCCACGAATTATCACGAACCGGCGCTGAGCGTCCACAAATCCTGATCTTGTGCGGCATGATGATGGGTCTGCCGCTGATCATCCGGGGGGACGAGAAGAAACAAGAGGAGGTGAAACCAGATGACAGCAGCAAGGCCGCTTCCTAGGCGTGCGCTTGAGTGCGTCCATCGGGTTCACCGGAAGTATTACAACACTACCAACTACATCGCGATCATGGTCACGATTCTCGTGATCCTGCAGATCTGGTGGATGTATGGAGGAGGGCATAGATGAATCATCGTGCTAAGCAGCATTGGCTGAAAGAGTTCTTGAACAAGTACCCACAGGCCATTGCATACTTAGGCCTTGGTTTGATCTTGGTTCTGATCTTCACTCTCCAGACCATTAGCAACCACAATACGTTCAAGAGTCTGTGCGTTTCCGGCATCGATTCTCGAAACGTAGATCGGGATCAGACGCAGCGAATTTACAACCTCGCTGTCAGCACGCTTCCGAAGAACAACGAGGGTCTTACTAAGGACCAGATCAAGCGACTCAATGCTTACGTGAAGCAGGTTCAAAAGTTTCGCGATGAGTCTTTCGCTACGATCAAGCCGTCGGAAGCGTGTAAGCCTTTCGTCGATGACGATGTGGTCACGCCGGAGCAGTGGGCGAAAGAACACCCGCCCAAGCCGCTCAACGAATCCTAGGAGCATACATGGCAAACCCCGAGCCGGTTAACGGCGCACACAAGGCTGAAGAGGTCGGAAACCCTCTATTCAGCGGGCCTGTCTACGACAAGCTCAAGTTCATCGCCCAGGTAGTCCTGCCTGCGGTTGCTACCTTCTACATCACGGTGGGCAATCTGTGGCATTGGCCAGAGCCTGAGAAGGTGTCAGGCACGATCATGGCCTTCGACTTCCTGCTGGGTGTGATCCTGGGGATTTCATCCAACCAGTTCAAGGCAATCGACCGCGCTCAAAAGGTCATCGAGCAGAATACCACTGCTGCCACGATCATCACCGACAGCGTGGATCCGGACACTGGGATCCCCAACATCGGGCTGAAGATCACCCAGCCTTTGGAAGAGGTGTTGAAGTCCAACACCATCCGGGTGAAGGTCGACAACCAGCTACCTCCAGAGCATCAGTTACCAGGCTGAAAACTTCAAAATGGGAGTGACGACTAAGTGCATGTAGAAGACATTCTCCGAATCATCAATCTCGTTCTCGCGATTCTCACGATTGTGTGGCTGGTAATCCGCCGGTTGCGAAATCGTGGAGATTACGGAAGAGGCTCTCTTCGACGCGACATCTGGACGTCATCGTTTTTGTGGTTCTTAGCCGCCATCGTCGGTACCTACGAGCAGCTGTTCGATACGGGCACCTACTTCCGTGTCGTCTTTACTCTGGGAGCGATTCTGACAACGATCAGCATTCTCGCCAGACCGAACAAAGAGTGGGTTGATGGTACCCAGGGATGATCTGTCCGCCTTCGCGCTAGAAACAAGTACTTAAATGAGAACTATCCTCTAGCGAAAGGCACAGCCTATGGACCCCGACCGCTTTGAAGCGATCCAGAACGGATTCCTCGACCAGATCGACCAGGAGCCGCTCGAAGCCGACAAGACCGCCACCATGATCAAGAACCTCGAAGCGTTCTCGAAGCTCCAGCCTCGCGTACCCGCGCCTGAGCCCGCAACCACTCCTCCCCTTCCGGAGACCAAGTGGGACCGGTTCAAGTGCGGCGTCGCGAAGGTCTGGGACAACGAGACGACCCGAGTCGCGATCAAGGCAGGCGCGTCTGTCGGCGGAGTGATCTTCGTCGGCTGGCAGACGATCCACAAGGACCGCGTCATCGAACGTCAGGCGCTCGCGCAGGCCAACCAGCGCAGTCTGTAGTTCCAAGAAGGGTGGGCCTCTGTGAAAACAGGGGCTTACCTTTTTGTTCAGATCGAAAATCCCCCGGGGCAATTTTGCCGAAAACTTTTGTGAATCGCGTAGGTAACAATGACTAAAATGAGACACCTACCCCAAGGAGATTCCTATGCAAGACGAGGACCTTAGCACCCTCGCGTACTGGAGTGAAATGCTCACCAAGACCGTCAAGCGTCTGGAGCCGTACCAAGAGAAGCTGATTCAGATCCCGATCGAGACCTTCACCTACGAAGATCACGTGAGGCTGCGTCATATCCTCCTGGACATCCAGGTCGAGACCGGCCTTCTCGAGCGTGACATCCAGAAAGCGAAGAAGCGCAAGCCGCCCACCTTCCTGCAACGCCTCTTCAACAAGTAGCACATCAAGCCCGCCCCGCAAGGGGTTAGGGTTTCGCTCGCGCTGGAAACTGCTACTAAGATGAGACCCAGAACCCACCGAAGTTCTGGCCTAGCCTTACTGCCGTATTAAATCGTCCCGAACGATCCAGAACACAAGTTCCTAAGTGCGCTTTAAGAGTGGGCGCACAGGTCTCAACTGTTCATATTTTTCTCTCGCGCTGATAACAACTACTGTAATGAGACCATCCCAGTTTAGGAGCCACCATGATCCGTCGAACCGTGTTCGTCATCGTCTTCTACGAAGGCGTGCCGACGCTCGTCATCGCCACGATCTACATCCCCCTCTACTGACCCACCACCTTAGCCCATTTCCCCTGGGCTTAGGTTTTGGCGGCCTCGCGAGTAAAACAATCACTGTAATGAGATACCAACCCATCCCTCAAGGAGAAATCATGCACATCGTCTTCAAGATCCTGCTCGTCCTCGCCGCCCTGCTCGGACTGGCCGGACTCGTGAAGTTCATCGTGAACCGCCTCGAGAGCTGAACCCCTCGGCCCTAGCCCATTGCACCCTCCAAGCCACATCGCAATGGGTTAGGGTTTAGCTTTTTCCCACCATCCCACAAGCACCACCTAACAAGGAGACATACATGAACGACCAGCCCATCCCGACCCCCGCCCTGACCGAGCAGCTTCGGAAGGTCAAGAACCACCGCTACTTCAAGGCCGCGATCATCGGCGTCGCCGCAGCCGGCGGTGCGTTCCTCGCTGTCCGTGCCTCGCTCAAGCAGATCACCGATGACGTCCACCACATGGCCGGTCACGTGCACAACCTCGACCACAACGTCTACAACGAGGCCAGCCACGTCATCGACGAGATCCACGCTCAGCAGCGCCTGCGCAACACCAGCCGTCGTACGATCGACATGGCGATGCACGCCAACGCCGACTTCGACTACTACCCCGGTCTCGGGGTGCGCTACGCCTCGATCGAGCAGGCGGACAAGGCCGAGCGCAAGTGGCTGGAGCGTCAGCAGGAGATCGAGTCGGGCAACGTCACGCCCATCTCCAAGAACAAGAAGAAGGCGAGCTGATCATGCAGAACTACGCAGTGACGACCTATGTCACCGCCCCGAGTGCTGAGCTGGCGGCGCAGGCCATCGCTCAGGCGCAGACCACCCAGCAAGTCGTCGTGCCAGTCACCATCGGGGCTCAGTCCGTGGAGCCCACGTGGATGGAGATCGACACCACAGTCGTGGACAGGATCGTGCGCAAGGTCATCGCCGGCGTCGCCATCTACTACATCAGCAAGTCGCTGAAGAAGTGGGCGAAGTCATGAGCGGCGAGGGTCTGAGGGCGCTTCAGGAGGCCCTGGTCAAGTGGGTTCGACTCGAGCGCAAGCCCGAGACCCCCGAGGTCGAGACCAAGGACGTCGGTGGCGTCCAGGTCACCACGGTCATGGCCTTCCCGGAGGCGAAGGAGGGTGAGCGTCACGCTGACCTTCATTTCATGCTCGCATCCAAGGACGAGTCCTTCCCCACCAAGGAAGAGCTCATCGCCACGGTGCAGGCAGCCATCGGCGAAGGTGAGTTCGTGACCATGGAGGCGCAGCGTCTCGCCGGCGGCCTCTCCTACATCGATCTAGGCGGATGGCTGGGTTCCCAGGACCTGGCCGTTCGTCTGATCGGTGCCATGGAGTTGGCTGAGATCGGACCTGCCATCACGCCTGCCACTCTCGGGATCACAGGCACACAGGCCAACGAGCTGGCCGGCATGGGGATGGTCATGATGACTCCCTATGACGGGTGGACGCCGGCCGAGGTCAAGGCGTAGGTACGAAATGGGCGAGCGCATCGATCGATTCAAGTCCACGATCAAGGTTGCTGAGGTCAAGGCTCATATCCAACGCAACCAGAAGGCATACATCACCGGTGGTGTGTGTCTGGCCATCGGCGTTCTCGGGACGCTGGCGGCAGCCAAGAACAACAGCACTACGGTGATCAGCAGCATCGAAGGCAACCGGAACAACTTCGTCGGAACGGCGGAGCACGTCACGGTCGTTGTTGCCGAGCTTGAGCGACGAGGTCACCCGGGCAACGTCGTGCGTTGTCTCGAGACGGGCGAAGTGTTCGCCAGTCAGAGGCGCGCCGCAGAGATGCTCGGCGTCAACCCAGGAGAGATCTCGAAGCAGCTGCGCGGTCTGACCGATAAGGCCGGCGGCTACACCTTCGAGAATCTCGGCGAGGCTGCCTAGTCGCGAAAAGAACAAGCACTAAGATGAGACCCCTCTTACTTGGACGATCATTGCGATAGTCCTATGCCATCAAGACGATCATTGCGATAGTCGAGCGATCATTGCGATAGCAGGCATGCCCAACGGTCATTGCGACAGTTCGGTAAGTGAGAGGGGTCTCATCTCTTGGACTTACATCAAGTGAATTATTTTTTCTATCAGCAAGGAGCATCATGAGCAACGATATCGAGGACTTCTTGGCCACCCGTGACCAGTTGTCGAAGGAGTACGAAGGCATCGGTCTGAGGATCGATGAACTGCAGGCCGAGCTCAACGACCTCAAGGCCCGCAAGCGCCTTCTGGACAAGGCATTCGGCGTGCCCGTCAAGAAGACGGCGAGGAAGAAGCCGGCTGCCAAGAAGGCCGCACCCAGGGGCGGAAGCACGCCCAAGGACGACCCCAACGTCGAGCGTCTGGTCGAGCTGCTGAAGGGGTCTCCCACCATGGGGAGGGACGAGATCGCAACCCACTTCCCCAAGCTGGACAGCAAGGGCCTGGGTCTGCTGCTGAGCAAGTGCAAGAAGCGCGGTCTCATCGACAACGCCGGCGGTAAGCGGCACCCGGCATGGTTCGCTGTGGAGCAGGCATGATCATTCCTGCTGAACATCGTGACCACTGGATGGAGCCGAAGAACATCTCTCGCAAGCGTGACAAGAGCGAGAAGTTCTGCGAGTCCTGTGGCGTGGCGATTCCCTTCCATGACCGGAAGTGCTCCTTCCTCAAGGGCCAGACTCGGTGACGGTCGGCATCCCGTGGGGAGAAGACCTCGAGCGTGATTGCTTGGAGATGCGCAAGTTGGAGTCGTGGGGCCTCTTCGCCAGGGGTCACCACGACGCCACTTGCACTCTCCACCATATGAAAGGATCGACCATGACACCGGAAGAAGCACCGATCGGAACAGTCTGTCACATCGGCCCTCCCAGGAACGGGAAGCTCGCTCGCAAGGAGCCCGATGGCAAGTGGATCTACCTCAGAGCCGATGGTGGCGAAGTCGATTACGACGATGCTCACAAGTCCATGACCGTCGCCTTCATGCCTCAGGGCTGAAAAACTCGCGGTCAAAACAACGACTGTAATGAGAGAGAAGAAGCCAGTAGTCTGGCCTACGCCTATAAGCGTAGCTTCTCTTTTTGTCTCGCTATATTTCAACAATCGCTCACGAAAGGGCAACCGAATGAAGTTCGACATCGCCAAGGGGATGAAGGCTGCGAAGTCCCTCATCACCGCCAACTCGCCTGTCTTGCTGACCGGTGCATCCATCGCCGGCATCGTTGCGACGGGCGTCCTCGCTGCCAAGGGCGGCTACAAGGCGCGAGGTATCGTCGACGAGGAGCGCATGCGTCGTGTGGCTTCCCCGGAGCCTCCGTTCGACACCTTCGCCGAGTACTACAAGACGTACGTGGAGAAGGCGCCGGACCTGACCTTGCAGGAGAAGGTCAAGCTGACTTGGCTCTGCTACGCCGCACCTGCGGTGACTGGTGTGACCGCGATTAGTTCGACCGCTGGTGTGCACCTGATCCACACCAAGCGGCATGCTGCCCTGGCTGGTCTGTACGCCATGACCAGCGCCAAGCTCGATGACGTGAGCGAGAAGGCCGAGGAGCTGCTCGGTCCGAAGAAGGCACAGGAGCTGAAGAACGAGATTTCCCAGAAGGCGGTCGACCGTGACGGTCCGATCGTCAACACAGAGGTCATGATCACTGGCGACGGCACGGCTCTGACCCATGACCAGGGAACCGGTCGATGGTTCATGAGTTCGGTCAACAAGATCGAAGCGGCCGTCAACGAGGTCAATGCTGAGCTGGCCAACAACTCCGGCGCAGTCTGCCTCAACGACCTGTACGACAAGCTGGGCATGGAGCCCGTCGAGCTCGGCAACAAGGTCGGTTGGTCCGGCACGCTGATCACGGCCAAGTTCGGTGAGGTGAGGGCCTCGGACGGACAGGTGGCCAACAGCGTATGGTTTCAGCCCGCACCCTCGTTCGGTTACAACAAGCGTTGACGAAGCGGACGAGGCCTGGCATCAGCTGATCGAAGAAGGGCATGCGCTCGAGGAGAACCGTCGGTGGCGGCGAAAGCTCCTCGGGCGTCACGCTCGAAACATCGAAGAGCTCATGAGTGAACAGCAAAGAGGTGAGCTCGACGCTGTGATCGGAGAAGTGTCTTTGTGGGATCCCTACAAGGCAATCGACGATCTGCACGAAGACATGTTTCCACGCGCGGAGGGGTGCTGGCCGTTTGCATAGGCTGGCGCCCCTCTGGGGCGTGCCCGCATCAAAGGAGTAAGGCGTATGGACGAAGAAGCACGTGAACTGCTGTGGAAGAGCATGGGACTCGCTATTCTCGGAGGCGCATTCGTCTTCATGTGGTGGCGAGGCCTCTACGAGCTTCGGGAGAAGGAAGCGAGCTAGGCGTATGGACGAAGGACACATCAATACGAAGTTCGCTGTGTTCTGTTTGTCAGGTATTGCGGCCAATACGGCCTATTACCTACACATCCTCAACAAGCAAAAGCGCACAATTGCTGATCTCGCCAAGTACGGAGGCGAAGTAATCCGTGTTGCCGAGGAAGGACGCTTCATTCTTGACAAGGTAATGGAGTGCGCCATCATGTCCGTCGAAGATGCGGCCCGAATCAACGACGACATCACCCTCTACAAGCACGATTGGGAGATGATGCAGGTCCCGGGTATCGCGGAGAAAACAAGCCTTTTAATGAGATCATCCCCTCACATCCAAGGAGAAAACATGACCGACCAGACCCCCGAGACCACTCCCGAGGTCCCGGTCCAGCCGTCCGAGCCCGCACCCAAGCCCTCGCGACTGCGCCAGTTCACCGCCAACCACCCGAAGATCGTCAACGCCGCCAAGCTCACCGCCGCGGCCGTCGGCATCGTCGCCGTGACCCGCGCCGTGACCAACGCGCAGCACAACAGGGAGCAGGTGCAGGCCGGCCTGGACCAGACCAAGGAGGGTCTCGAGACCCTGTCGGACTCCGTCACCTCCACGACGGAGGACTGATCCAAGAGCCCTAGCCCATCGCCACCACCACGATGAGTTAGGGTTTTCTCTTCGCCGCTTATCGCCACCTATCAGTTCAAAATGGGAGACAAATCTATGAAGACTCGGCTCAACTACGCCATCCTCAACAACGGAGAGGTCAAGGAGGTCATCGATTCCTCAGTGGTTTTGGATGATGACTCTCACCACACCAAGATCGCATGGATCAACAGCCTGGTGGAGTCCAATCCAGGGTGCATCTTCTTCCTCGTGACCGACACCACCGACATCTTCGAGGCTGAAGACGAGCCTGAGATCGAGAGCGTCTCGATGATGTTCGATGCGAACAGTCCCAACTGGGGTCCAGACCCGAAGTACGCCCTTTCCTTCCTCAAGGCTACGCAGAACCACATGAACAATGTGCTGCAGATCCGTGGATGGCTCGTGCTCAACGACGTGCTGGACGCTGTGGGACTAGAGCGCACGGCACAGGGCATGACGGTGGGCTGGCGTAGGGACGCAGACGAGGATGGAACCGGAGACGGCTTCATCGACTTCGGACTCGACAGCGAGGACGAGTACACGCTCGCCTTTATTCGTGGAGAAGAGAGCACCGTGCTGTTGGACTTCAACGTCGACGGCGACATATCAAGCAAGGTCTCTTAGGCCTTCTACAAGCAAAAAGGAGTAACTATCGTGAGTGTTCGTTCTGAAGCTCGCAGGGACGCTGAGGAGTACGCTCGGGCCCAGATGTATTACGGAGATGGCGCGGGCACCAGGCGAAAGCTGATCGATGCCACCGTCACTTCCAAGATGATGAAGGACCCCATCTACGCCACGTACTTCCGTCAGGAGTACGCCAAGCAAGACATGGGGGAGCACGCCATGCGCGCACGCAAGGAGCGGGAGCGTCGTGATCACAACAGCGCGATCATGCGCAACGCCAAGGGTCTGGCCACCGGCAACATCAACCAGGTCAGCCCTGTCGTGCTCTTCGTCGTGGTGGGCGCAGCCATCGCACACAAGACCGGTCTGGACAAGAAGGCTCTCGACGAGCTGAAGGTCCAAAAGCACCGGTTTGACCTGTGGCGAGACAACCGGAGGCGTAAAAGGCGCCACCTCAAGCCAGTGAAAGAGGCTTAATGAACCAAGATGAGTTCGAAGAGGTCTTCGAGCACATGATCGGGGCGTCGCGAGACGTTCTGGTCGAGAAGGCTCGGGAGTATGCCAACGACGGCGACCGCATGCACAACTTCAAGCGTGCGGCAGGTCTGAGTGGGCGTACTCCCGAGCAGATGTGCTGGGGCTTCAACATCAAGCACCTGGTCAGCATCACTGACATGGTTGAGAGCGGGGAGTCCTACCCCGAAGAGAAGTGGGACGAGAAACTAGGAGATGCTCTCAACTACCTTATCCTCCTGAAGGCCTTGATCACCGAGGCTAACGCACCAGACCGTATCGCCCTCCACGATGGAACGGGCACCGTCATTGCTACGCACGAAGCGCAAGGAGAATAGGTGTACCAGATCAAGGTTCCCTACAAGAACTACAACAACCAGCCCAAGACCCGCACCATCAGCTTCAACCTCGAGACTCGTGAGATCATGAAGCTCCTCGAAGAGTTCTACGTGGCCTTCCAGTGGCAGGAGCAGGCCCGCGAGGAAGAGGTCCGGGAGTACACGCCGGCTGAGACCGTGGTCTTCTACAACGCCTTCGAGGCCATTCTGTTGGCCGCCTACGGTGTGGTCAGCGCAGACGGGGAGCGCTTCGAGAAGACCGGACGCTTCGAGTTCGAGGAGTCCAAGGTGTTCGCCGCGGTCATGGACATCTTCATCCAGGACCCTGCGCGTACCAACGAGCTCATCAACGGCATTCTGCCTGAGGGTCTCGACAAGCTCATCAAGTCCTCTGAGGGCAACATGCAGAAGATGATCGAGAACCCCGACACCCCGGACTACATCCGTCGCGAGGTCGAGCGACAGCTGGCCCAGTCCCGAGCTGCCGCGGAGGGCATCGCCCCGGGCACGGAGCAGGCGTAGGTACGGCTGGGTCTCGCGAAGAAAACACCTCATTAAATGAGAGCCTATCCAGTGCTCACTTTTATCACTAGGAGCATCGAATGAAACTCGGAAAGTATCAGGTCCTCTCAGGGCTTCTCGTGCTTGCGTCTTGGTACGTGGGCTCGAAGAAGGAAGAGGAGGACATCCGCGAAGCTGTCAGCGAAGAGCTCGATAACCGCGGGCTGTCGAAGCCGCGCGAGACCCAGTCGTAACCAAACCCCAACCAAGTGAGAGCGGCCGTAACGGCTACTCTCCTTTTCTCTCGAAAGGACTCTCGCATGACAAGCGAGCCCGTAGGCAACGGACCTCGACAGGAAGCCGTGCCCAAGAACTCCATGAAGGATCAGGAGGAGCGCAAGAAGCGCACTGTCGCTAGCGCAGCGCCTAGTTCATCGGCGCCAACTCCTGAATCAGAGCGGGAGCCGGCAACCAAGATCATCTCTGGCGAGGTCACGACCCGAAAGCCTGCGTGGTGGCGGCGACTGGGACGTAGCATCTTCGCCGAAGACGTGTCTTCGATTGGTAGCTACCTCTACGACGACCTGTTCATCCCCACCATTCGTAACGCGCTTCGTGAGTTCGGCGTCGGCGCGATCGATAGAGCCATCTACGGTGCCAAGATGGGCCCCCGACGCATGGGCGCCCCAGGCATCATGGGTCTGAGCGGACAGGTCAGCAACATCAGCACCCGGTATGACCGGATGACAGAAGGACAGCGAGTCGTCTCTAGGGAGGCTCGTGAGCGTCACGACTTCAGCGAGATCGTCTTCCCCGACAGGGAGGAGGCCATGATCGTCCTCGAGGGCCTTGTTGCCCGTATCGAGCGCTTCCGTGTAGCCACGGTGCGTGACTTGTACAACCTATGCGGCGTCTCGAACGCCGATTTCGCCGCAGGAGGGTACGGCTGGACCGACCTGAACACTGCTGCCATCCGTCAGCGCTACGGCGGCTGGCTGCTGGATCTGCCCGAACCTGAGCCGATTCGCAACTAGGAGAAAACTTCAAAATGGGAGTAGAAGTGAGCCGCATCGCAATCGTCATGAGTGCTTGCAGATGCAAGAGACATGGCGCCGGGCTCAATGAACCATGCTGGGTGCTTCCTGCCCGCGACGGGCAGCAGAACAATGCCGCTGTATGCGGTAACCGTGTCAAGAGCGCCGGCTTCAACGGCGGCTACCACGGACCAGCCGAATCCTCCACCGGAAACCACAAGTAAGGAACACAGATGAAGTTCGTACCAAACTCAGTGTCTCGGCTCGCTAGCCGTGGAGCACTCCAGGTGAGTGCCAAGAGCCCCACCATTCTCGTCGTCTCCGGTGTCGTAGGACTCGGGGCGGCTGCGGTCATGGCCGCACGTGCCACTCGCAAGATCGACCCCGTGATCGAGTCTCACCAGAAGGAGCGGTGGGACATCAAGGCGCACATGCCGGCGACGCAGGTGGAGAAGAAGGAGCAGCAGCGCAAGCTGTTCGACCTCTACATGAACACCGGATGGGAGCTGGGTAAGATCTACGGCCCCACCATCCTCGTGGGCTCGCTGTCCGCGGTCTCGGTCCTCTACGGTCACCGGATCCTTCAGCGTCGCCACGCGGCGTCCCTGGCGGCGTACTCCAGCCTGTTCGAGCTGTTCACCTCCTACCGCAAGCGCGTTGCGCAGACGGTGGGTGAGGAGAAGGAGCGGGCCATCTACGACGGTGCGACGCTCCAGTACGTCGAAGACCCAGACCACAAGGGTGAGTACAAGCTCGAGCCGAAGTTCCCCGACGAGGCGGAGGTCACGTACTTGCGTCCCTGGTTCGGCCCCGACAACCCGAACTGGGTCAACGACCCGATCTCCACGTTCTCCTTCCTCAAGGGAGTCCAGCAGCACATGAACAACGTGCTGAACACCCGCGGCTACGTCTTCCTCAACGACGTGCTGGACGCTCTGCGCTTGCCTCAGGTCAAGCAGGGACAGGTGGCCGGCTGGCTGCTCAAGGACGTAGGGGAGGGTGACGGCTTCATCGACTTCGGCCTCTACAGTGACGACCCGCACACGGTCGCATTCCGCGACGGCATGTCCAAGACCGTTCAACTCCACTTCAACATCGACGGCAACATCTACGACCTGCTCTGACCGCCCACCATGCACGATCGTTAGGAGAATCATGCAGCGCAACAAGCTCATTGCCGTGGGAGCTGGTCTCTTCGGCTACGGAGTGTTCATCGGGTGGTCAGTTACCGCGGATCTGCTCAACAAGAAGCACAAGGAGCACACCGAGACGCTCCTGGACCTTGTGGAGTTCCAGTCCCGTGTCATCGAGGAGAAGCAGGCTCTGCTGGAGTCGATCCCCCTCACGGATGAGGAGCTGGAGCAGATCCAGTCCGACAACAGGCAGATGCAGGCTGAAGATGCTGCCGTAGGTACGACTCCCGAGGGAACGGTCGCATATTCGGATGCAGATGAGACTGTCGAAATCGAAAATTCCCCGGCGGTACCTCCTGGAGAAACAATCCAGGAAACCAGGGCAAAGCTCCTGGAAAAGATCGATCCGTACATGCCGGACGATTCGACCGCACACGAGTTTGACCGTGTGGTACGACTCAATGACATCGCGGATCAGACTCCACCTTTCATCATCCCCGAGTCTGACTATCAGATCGAGGACGTCGACGGCGAGAAGTACGAGAAGATCGCCGTGACTTACTATCCCAACGAACGCGTCCTTGTCTACGAGGAGGACGAATCAGAAGTCGAAGACATCAACGCCGTCATCGGATGGGAGAACCTCAATAGCTGGGGCGACCGATCCGGCGACCCGAACGTCGTCTTCGTCCGCAACCATCGCATCCGCGCTGACTACGAGGTCATCCGCGATGAGGAAAACCGACCGCCTGCCCATGTCATCTACGGCATGGACAAGGAACAGTTTGCAGTGGAGAAGGCGGCCAACACACTGCGATTTCGACCGGAGGACATGTGATCGCTCTCGAAGACCTGTACTTCGAGTGGCTGTTGACATGCATCGATCCTGATGGAGTGACGGAGGGGGTCGGCTACTTGGCTGGCCTCCTCCATCGCTGTGAATTCGAACGTCGAGTGGGTAACGACATCAACCGAGCCGTTGACGGCGCCGATCTGAGAAAGGAGTTCTTTGCTCAGTTCCCGTCGGCTACGTTCGACCCGGCTGAAGTCGAGACTCTTTCGATGAAGGAATGCACCTGGCTCGAGATGCTGATCGCGCTCTCGCGACGCCTTGACTACCTGTATGACGGTGGCGTTTTCTCTCGATTCGTCGAGATGGTAAACAACATGCGACTTGGCGAGATCGCCGGGTTCGTGCCGTACAGGTCAAGGCAGACCGTAGAGCTAGATCAGCGGTATGTCGACACCGTTACAAGTGCAATAGACAACAACAAGTTCAGACCAAATGGCCACGGAGGGATATTTCCCCTTCGCCACCAGCACCGAGTGGACCAGAGGAGGGTAGAAATCTGGGAACAGTGCGGCCTTTACTTCAGTGAGAAACTAGGACTAGAAGAGGGGGTGTATCACTAAAGGTGGACTTCTACCACATCAGAACCAAGCGAACGAAGGAAGGCCTTTACGTATACCCCGACTTCATTGTTCAGAGCTCGCAAGATCTTCTCGTCAAGGGCGGTGGCTTCTACGCCGTCTGGGACGAGGAGAAGGGCCTCTGGTCGCGCAATGAGATGGACGTTGCCCGGATGGTCGACAAGGAGCTGTATGAGAAGGCGGATGAGCTAGACGCCATTCCCTTGCTTATGAGCAGCTATGAGTCGACCAGCTGGAAGACGTGGAAGCAGTACGTAGGCTCGCTTGATGACTCAGACGTCGACCTTGACCTGTCTCTCACCTTCGCCGACGCAGTTCCAGATAGAAAGCGCTACGCCTCTCGCAAGCTCCCATATTCCCTGACGGACGCACCTTGTCCTGCTTGGGATGAGCTTGTGGGAACTCTGTACAACCCCGAGGAGCGAGAGAAGATCGAGTGGTCCATTGGCTCGATCATTGCTGGTGACTCTAAGACGAACCAGAAGTTCCTGGTCTTCTATGGCCAGAGCGGATTCGGTAAGTCGACGATCCTGGGGATTATGGAGAAGCTCTTCGAGGGATACTACATTCCCATCGACATGAAGGCCCTGGGTATGGCGAGCAACTCGTTCGCCATGGCCGGATTCAAGAACAACCCGCTCCTTGCCTTGCAGCATGACGGTGATCTGAGTCGGATCGAGGACAACACTCGTCTGAACTCCATCGTCAGCCACGAAATGATGGCTATCAACGAGAAGTTCCGCTCTGAGTACTACACCAGGGCTTACGCTTTCCTGGCATTGGGCACCAACGAGCCTGTGAAGATCACAGGTTCAAAATCAGGCATCATCCGGCGTCTGATCGACGTTCACCCTTCGGGCATGCTGCTCCCGAATCGTCACTATCACGCAATGCTCTCGCAAGTCGATTTCGAGCTAGGCGCCATCGCAAATCACTGCCTTGGCGTCTACTACAAGCTCGGAAAGAACTACTACTCCGGCTACAAGCCCACGCTGATGATGTATGAGACCGACGTCTTCTACAACTTCGTCGAGCACGCCTACGACCTGTTCTACACACAGGACGGAGTCACGCTTGATCGAGCATGGCACTTGTACAAGGAGTTCTGCGAAGACTCAAAGATCAAGGTCGGGAGCATTCTGCAGAAGAACCAGTTCCGAGCAGAGCTTCAGAGCTACTTCGAACGCCTAGACGATAGGGCAACCGTTGATGGACATCGCGTCAGGAACTATTACTCCGGTTTTAAGACTCATCGGTTCATGAAGGTCGACGACACTAAGGCGATCTCTCTGACCCTCGATGAAACGACCTCGTTGCTGGACGAAGTGCTCAAAGACCAGCTTGCGCAGTATGCAAATGACGAGGGAACGCCGAAGTTCAAGTGGGAGAACGTCAAGACCCACCTGCATCAGCTTGATACGACGAAGCTTCACTACGTCAAGATGCCTGAGAACCATATTGTCATCGATTTCGACCTCAAGGACGAGCACGGAGTAAAGTCTAGAGAGCGGAATCTGGAGAAGGCCGCTGAATGGCCGCCCACCTACGCTGAGTACAGCCAGGGTGGTGCGGGTATCCACCTTCACTACATCTATGACGGACCTCATGACGTCGCCGATCTCAAGCCCTTGCACGAAGAGGGCATCGAGGTCAAGACCCTAGTGGGTAACGCCTCCCTTCGACGACGCTTTACGAAGGCTAATGGCATCCCCATTTCCACTATTACCAGCGGCCTGGCCGTGAAGGAGAAGCCTATGCACGACCCAACGGCTATGGGTAATGAGAAGATCTTGCGCTCTCAGATCATCAAGAACCTGCGCAAGGAAGTTCACCCGTCCACGAAGTCCTCCATCGACTTCATCAAGCATCTCTTGGATGAAGCAATCGAGCAGGGATATTCGTTCGACGTGAGCGATCTCTACCCAGACACCCTCGCTTTCGCCATGGATTCAACCAACCAGGCGCGTTACTGCATGGACCGTGTCAAGGAGATGACGTGGCAGAGCGAAGACATGGACTTGAAGACTCAGTCCGATGATGACCGACTGGCGTTCTACGACGTCGAGGTGTTCCCCAACCTGTTGGTCATTTGCTGGAAGTTCATCGGAGAAGAGGCCTCCACGGTCAAGATGATCAATCCGACCCCCGACCAGGTGCAGGAATTGCTGCATCTCAAACTCGTGGGGTTCAACTGCCGTAGGTACGACAACCATATTCTCTACGCGCGGGCAAATGGCTACTCGATTGAGCAGCTGTACGAACTATCCCAGCGGATCGTCGAGCACAACGACCGGTCTGCCATGTTCGGTGCGGCGTACGACGTCAGCTACACCGATATTTACGACTTCTCCTCGAAGAAGCAGAGCCTGAAGAAGTTCGAGATCGAGCTTGGGCTCAAGCACTCCGAGCTGGGCTTGCCGTGGAACGAACCGGTGCCCGAAGAGAAGTGGGACCTGGTTGCGGACTATTGTGTGGACGATGTCATCGCAACCGAAGCAGTCTTCGAGGCCCGCAGGGCAGACTTCACAGCACGGCAGATCCTTGCTGAGCTCTCCGGTCTCTCTGTCAACGCCTCGACGCAACAGCACACCGCTCGGATCCTCTTCGGCAAGGAGAAGCGTCCCCAGAGCAAGTTCATCTACACCGACCTGTCGCAGATGTTCCCGGGCTACAAGTTCGATTTCGGCAAGTCCACCTACCAAGGGGAGGAAGTCGGTGAAGGCGGTTACGTGTACGCTGAGCCGGGTGTGTATACAAACGTTGCACTGTTGGATGTGGCGTCAATGCATCCTACAAGTATCGAGCTCCTCGAGCTCTTCGGGCCCTACACCCAGAAGTTCACCGAACTCAAGCAGGCCCGTATCTCAATCAAGCGAGGCGACTTCGATTCAGCCAAACGGATGCTGGACGGTCGACTCACGCCATATCTCGAGGACGAAGATCAAGCGGAAGCACTGAGCTACGCTCTGAAGATCGTCATCAACATTGTCTATGGCCTCACCTCGGCCAAGTTCGAGAACGCGTTCCGCGACCCTCGTAACAAGGACAACATCGTCGCCAAGCGCGGCGCCCTATTCATGATCGACCTCAAGAAGTTCGTGCAGGAGCGCGGCTTCCAGGTCGTCCACATCAAGACCGACTCGATCAAGATCCCGAACGCAACACAGGAGATCATCGAGGACGTCATGAAGTTCGGCGAGAAGTACGGCTATGAGTTCGAGCATGAGGCAACTTATGACGAGTTCGTGCTGTTCAACGACGCCGTTTATATCGCCAAGACTGACGATGGTCTCTGGCACGCTACGGGAGCTCAGTTCCTGCACCCGTATGTCTTCAAGACTCTGCTGAGTGGTGAGGAGATTACTTTCGATGACCTTGGTGAGACTCGGAACGTCGTCAAGGGTGAGATCTACATCGATAAGGAGGGTGAGCGCCGGTTCATCGGAAGAATTGGTCGCTTCATCCCCATCACTCCCGGGCATGGCGGTGGAACTCTGCTGCGCGTTGCTGACGTTACCTTCGAGAATGAAGAAGGCCAGCGCGTCACGGAGAAGCGTGCATACGCAGTCACCGGCACCAAGGGGTATGAGTGGCTCGAAGCAGAGCAGGTCCTGAACCTGGATCTGCAGGAGCACATCGACTACTCCTACTACGACAGCCTGGTCGAGAAGGCCAAGAACAACCTGCAAGCGGTCGGTTACCCGATCTGATAGACGTGGAAGGCGGGTCTAGACCCCCCGAGCTGGGCCCGTCTTCCGCCTATATTTCTACACAAAAGGGGACATAATGTCGTTGGTTTTGACCACAGAAGACAATATCAAGATCCATCTCGAGAAACCGGAGAAGAACTACACCGAAAAGACCATGGTACTGACTGTCCCTGGGCCTGTGGTCACGCACCCAGATCGACCCGATGAGAAGAAGCCGGACCTGATTCTGAAGGTCAACCTGTCCCCGGGCGACCTCGCCCACCTCAAGCACATGCTCAGTTCGTAAGGAGCACCATGGAAGAGAACTATCTTGCGTTGTTGAAGCATATCCGCGACGACGGCGTTGACAAGACCGACCGCACCGGCGTAGGGACGCGCAGCATCTTCGGTGCTCAGCTCCGCTTCGACCTGTCCCAAAGCTTTCCGCTCCTGACCACCAAGAAGATCTACACCCGAGGAGTGCTCGGCGAGCTGTGCTGGCTGATCCGTGGCGAGACCAACATCCGTTGGCTGCAGAACAACAACGTCCATATTTGGGACGAGTGGGCAGACAAGAACGGCGACCTCGGGCCCGTCTACGGTGCTCAGTGGCGAGGATGGCGCGGTCACAGGGGCGAAGAGATCGATCAGCTTCAGGAAGCAGCCAACCTCATCCGTCGGCAGCCCGATTCCAGGCGCATCTGCGTCTCGGCGTGGAATGTCAGCGAACTTGAGGACATGGCGCTCATGCCGTGCCACGCGTTCTTCCAGTTCGAGGTCCACGACAACAAGCTTTCCTGCCACATGTACCAGCGTAGCGCGGACGTCTTCCTCGGCGTGCCGTTCAACATCGCTTCGTATGCGGCGCTGACTCACTACATGGCCTGGAACACCAAGACCGAGTTGGGCGACCTGATCATCTCGTTCGGAGACGTCCATATTTATAACAACCACTTCGACCAGGTGGACCTGCAGCTCACTCGCCGGCCCCGTCTGTTCCCGCACCTGGAGTACAAGCCAGGCAAGAAGCCCGAATCACCCATTCTGGACAAGCCGGAGATTGAGGACTTCGTCCTGACCAACTACTCCCCCTACCCATCTATCAAAGCGGAGGTCGCTGTATGAGCCAAGCCGACCATGTCGAGACGCTCGACACTCCCATGCCGGTATATTTGCCGGGGCAATCTCGAGACTGGCATCGGTACTCGGGCATCGCCAAGATCAGCAAGACCGGCGACATCGTCATCAAGCTGATGGACAAGCGTGCAGCAGTCGGTCTGATCGACATGGCGCTTGAGAAGAATCTCCTCGCGGTCTCCTTCGACTACAAGCTGAGCGAAAAGCAGGTCGAGGAGCTGAATCAGAGGTACACCAAGAAGATCGTGTCCCGAGTGGGAGCACATCCTATCCAGGCTGACGGTAAAGACGTAGGTACGGCCTATTTCTTCACTGACGGCACCATCCAGGTCAAGCTTGACGGCAACGACCTGACCTACACCATCGACTCAACCCAGAAGAAGGACGTATGACACTGCAGCGATTCCGCCACGTACCTAACGAGATCGTGGCTGTTCAGTACACCGGCAAGAACGCGGGCGAGATCATCGACATCTTCGGCCTTGGCAAGATCTCTGAGACTGTCAGCGCGGTCGATGACGAGAATGTGCTGGAGTTCGTCACGGCGCACGGAGACGTCGCTTACGCCCGCTCCGGCGACTGGGTCGTCCCCGACTCCAAGCCGGACACGTTCTACCCCATCTTGGGAGAGGTCTTCGAAGACACTTATCTCGAGGTGGGCGAGGATGCGCCCAAGGAGACTCTGTCCATGCCGTGGCCGCGCATCGTCACGGGTCAGCCGGTGACCGCAGCCATGCTCAAGGAGGCTTGGACGGAGTTCATGACGCCTCTGCAGGAGGCTGGTCGTGGCTCGGAGCCGAATGTCCAGGTCATGCTCGCGGTCCTCCGTCACGTCTACGGCGGAATGCAGGGTTAGGAAGGAGCTAGATGACAGACCTTAGTGATGGCTTCGGTGACGATCTATCGATCGAAGAACGAATCATCGCTAACGAACGGCTGCTGAAACTCAAGGCAGCTGAGCGAAACAGAATCCCTGAATTCTGGGACGACGTGTTGCAGGAAGGCCGCATCGTCCAATGGCAAGTCATGGAGAAGAGACCCGAGGCTGCGCCTGCCTATATTTCCGCGTCCATGTCAAATCGGATACAGGAAGTGATCAATAGACAGACGTGGACCGGGTATGAGTCAAGACACGGACGTCCTACGGATCCCATCCGACGCAAAGACCGAGACTCATTCGATGATCCTGACTTCCACACCGTGGCAAGCGCTGCCGAGACCTTAGACAAGGTCATATTTGCTTACCACCACGGAGAGATTCTACAAGCTCTCAACTCGCTCACTGAGCGACAGCGAGAGTACGTATATTTGCGATTCTGGCAAGGCCTGACCAATCCAGAGATCGCTGCACGCTTCGAGATGTCCAGATCGGCTGTCGAGCGTGAATGGAACACCAAGACCAAGCCTGCTCTACTCGAGCAGCTGGAACACTTGCACGAACTAGTGGGTTGAGAGGGGGATATATGTGGCGGCGAAACAAGATCAACGCAGAAGAGGTCCAGGCTCTTCTTGATCAACTCGATGTGAAGCTTGCAAACGTCAAGTCGGCAACGGAGGCGCTCAATCGAGCCGCCATTGCTTCTGGTACGGCGGAAAAGCAGCTGAAGGCGACTATCGAACGTGCTGAAGCGGCGAACGCAAGGCTGAGGCGTAGTACTCAGGGTCGGTAACAACTATCTATCGAGGAGATCATCTACATGACAAAGGACGTCGTCAATCGCCCGTTGCGGGGCATCGCATATCACGAGGCTGCGGTGCACTACAACAAGGAGATGGCGAAGGTGGCCCGGGCACTGGCCAAGTCCGAGGATACTCCAGACAAGCAGCTTGCACGTGCTGCTCGTGATCTGGCGAACTCCGACGAGGTATCGGACAAGGAGGTCAAGCGTTGGTGTAACTCCGTTGCGAAGCAGCACGAAGAGGCTGCTCGTGAACAGGAGCGAAGTCTGCGAGCCATCGCCAAGCAGCACGACGAGCACGTGGTCGTACACGAGCGAACACTGCGAAAGCTTCGAAAGAAGAAGCAAGAGAAGAAGCCGTACAACAAGAACAAGCCGCGCAAGACAACCGCCGGCCCCAAGCCCGGCCCTCCGCCGAATCGGAAGGAGGTGCCGAGTGTGCACGACAAGAACCAGACTCCTGCTCGGCCCATCCCCCGTGATCCGCGGTTGGGTCGAAACCCTGCTGCCCGAACTGGCGTAGGGACGAACATCGAGAAGCAGGAGGCTTCAGCATGACCGAAAGTCCAGATCGCCCCGGGTGGATTCCCAAGCTGGAGATTGCAGACGCCCAGATCAAGTGGGTGTTCTCGCACTTCGACGGACGTGAAGACACGTTCAACCAGGAAGGCGACCACAACTTCACTGTCATCATCCCCGAGCGTGAGGCGCTCGAGCTCAAGGAGCAGGGATGGTCGATCCGTGAGGTACCGGGGTACGAAGAGGGCGACCCGCCGGAGTTCCTCCTCAAGGTCAAGATCTCCTCGCGTTTCTTCGACGAGCTGAAGATCTACCTCATCAAGAACAACCGCAAGTACCGCGCTGAGAAGCGTGACCTTGCAGACATCAAGCGCTCGACGACCACCAGGATCGATCTGGTCATCAAGCCGTCTCGATGGACCCACGGCAACAACTCGGGCGTCACCGCCTACGTCGAGGAGCTGTACGCTCACATCGAGCAGTCGCGCTTCGCCGACATGTACGACGACCTGGAGACCATCTGATGCGACGCAATCAGGGTACTCAGGCAAAGGACCGCACGCGCTCCCGTCGCTTTCGAGCCGGTAGCCGTCGGAACAAGAAGCTGAGGAACGTAGGTTCTTTCGGCTCGGACCGGAGGGCATAAGCGATATGCTCGTCTGGGTCTATTACTCCAAGGATGGTCATTCTTGGGTATCTCAAACCTCGGAGGAGGAGGCGCAAGTAGCGTCTGAAACTCAACCTTCTCACATCTATTTCTTCGCGGAGCTTGACGAGCTACAGGCAGCATAGCCGTGGCGCAAGCCTACGCGATTCGGGTTACGCCGAGCAACTTCGGCGCCATATCAAGTGAGAACCCCTATTTCAACCTTGAAGAGCTCCATGAGTGGCTAGACGCCCACGGCGACGGATATTTCATCAGAGATGAAGACCACGAGCCGTTCGATAATGTGTACATGGACATGACAATCTTCGAGGAAATTTATCGGTTTGAGGGCTACCGCCCCGACCAAATGTTCCACCCCATCACATTCAAGTGAACAGGAGACACCATGAGCGAGGACAACAAGTACGACGAGGTCGAGAAGGCCTCTGCTCCGCCGCAGCCCGAGAACCCCCTGGGTGAGGCCACGGATCCGGCGGCCACCGTCGGTGACGCGGTCACCAATCCCTCGGCGGTCGAGGACGCTCCGGACCCCGAGCAGGCTGCTGCGCCGGTCGAGGACGCGCCGGACCAGCCCACGCCCGAGTCGGGTAGCTCCGACGAGAGCTGACATGTGAGCATGGGGGATCGGGATTAAAAGAACCAAGATTGGGGCCGGTACCCGCCTCAGCGCCCGGTCCCCCGTGTGCATATTTCAGAACTCGCGCGAAAAACAACTTCTATAATGAGACGTACTGAAGCCAATCAGTTCAAATGTCGTAAGAAGCCAACTACCGAGCTATCCCTAGCTTAACTGTAGGTTGCGAAGACGACGTCTCATTCTTTGTTTCACTCCCACCACCTAAGGAGACAGCATGGCACTTCCCGATGGAACCGGCCGCGCCGGTCGCATGATGGCCAACATGAGCTCGCTTAACCTCGGGCGACTGATGAAGGCCCTGATCGATCCCGATCGAAAGCTCAGCCCTGCGGAGAAGCACCTCGCCGAGTACGTCATGGACGAGATCGTCCCGGGCACTCGCACTGCAGAGCACCCGAACTACAAGCACAAGGGCGACGGCAAGCCCGGGGTGAAGAAGACCAAGGAGCACTCTGGTCGACGAGCAGCCTGACACTCGACTGAGCGAGTCTAAATAGGCCTTAAGCTCAGAGCGGCCCTCTTCGGAGGGTGTGGACTGTCTGGCGAGACAGAACTTTCTCAGCGAAACTGATCTGGCATACCGGAATCCGGCGTGCTTGCGGGAGTAGGTGTACAACTGAGGATTGGTTAAACAAAAACACGTGGTGGCAAGTTCGAGGCAGCCCTGGAGTTGGCCGCTAAGCAGTCGGGTCTCCAGCCCTCTCGGTCTCTGACTCTTCATAGAGAAGAACCGAGGCACTACCACCGCTCGCCCAGCACCTGAGGCGTGCAATAAACGGGGTGGCCCCAGTATCAGGCCATGTCAAAAGGCACCCCACCTTGACGTATGTCATATTTGTTAGAGACCTAGGAGGTGAGAGCGATGCAAGCCCGAGGGTTGTAATCACCCTCCTACAAGTCAACATAGTCTTGGTCATGGCAAGGACCCCCATTACGATGGTAAGGCCCCTCCCATGATCATATTCGCATGGAGGCACTACACTCCGTGCGGCAAACCCGTCCCCTACAAACACCCAAGCTTCCGCATAGACGGTCATGAACGTAAAAGCGGACTGCTGAACTCTAGTGAGCCCAGACAACCTGCGTAGCGGCTTTATGTGGCGCCATCAGGAATCTGCAAGCCTAGAGCAACTGGAGCGGCCCATAGTGGCCTGGTTACAAATGCACGAGACAAGCACACCGGTCAGGTTAATGTATCCATATTCGTTGTGAATCACTGGACTAAACTGAACCGCGTACATGAGGTGAGCTGCCACCATGGTTGATTCCAAGCGCAGTGAAGTTTAAGCATTACCCGTTCGGGTCGAATGCAGTCGGTTAACTTGAGTTATTGGTTCGAGTCCAATATGCCTTCTTTGAGGGCATTGGCGCAATTGGCAGCGCAAAGTACATAAAACCCGGCAGCACCCTTACATCCGAACGGGCTTCATCTATCCCACGCAGAGGAGAACGCATGACCACGACTGACCCGTACGCGGGTTTCGGTACGCGACAGACCCACCAGCAGCACCGTGCTCCCGACCGACCGGAGCAGGTCAAGAACAACGCCGGCGGCTACGTCTTCCAGATCGATCCCCTGACCCAGCTCAAGCGGTTCCTGACCATCGGGACCGTCGGGGGATCCTACTACGTCGGCGAGAAGGAACTGACCCGTGAGAACGGTGAGATGATCCTGAGCTTCACGCGCAACCCCACCACGCACGCCCAGCTCGTCGACACCATCGTCGAGATCAGTCTCGCGGGCCGTGCACCCAAGCAGAACCCCACGCTGTTCGCCTTGGCCATCGCGTGCCAGCACGGCGACACCGCTTCCAAGCAGTACGCGCGCAAGCAGCTCACGAAGGTCGTCCGCACCGGTACCCACCTGTTCCTCTTCGTGGGTTACGTCCGGCAGTTCGGTGGCTGGAATCGTGGCATGCGGCGTGCAATCGGTGCGTGGTACTCCGAGAAGGACCCGGACAAGCTGGCCTACCAGCTGATCAAGTACCGGCGTAGGAACGACCTCACCCACCGTGATGTCTTGCGGATGGCTCACCCGAAGATCAAGATGGACGAGGTCAACGAGCGGATCGCCATGCTCGATGCCGCGTTCCGGGCGAACGAGGACGACCCGAACACCAAGGAGCTCATGGCGGATGCTCTTCGGGCTCGCAACGAGCGGCTGAAGCTCCGGTCGAACATCGACTGGACCATCAAGTACCAGAACCGGGACTACTCGGCGCTGGAGGGTGGAACCTCGAAGATCATCGAGGCGTTCGAGGCCTGCTGGCGTGAGCCGGAGAACATCCCGGCAATCATCAGCGACAACCCGGGGCTCCCCTGGGAGGCCTTGCCGGACGAGGCTCTGACCAAGGTGGAGACGTGGGACCGGCTGCTGGACAACGGCATGCCCATCCACGCTCTGCTGCGTCAGCTCCCCCGTCTGACCAACCTCGGGATGCTGCCTCCGATGGGGGCCGGGCGTACGGACGATGTCATCCACCAGCTCCTGAACCGTGAGGCGCTGGAGAGGGCTCGGATGCACCCGATCAACGTCCTGGTGGCGCTCAAGACCTATGCCTCCGGGCAGGGCGAGCGCAACCACTGGTCGCCGAACACCAAGATCATCGACGCGCTGGACGAGATGTTCTACCGCTCGTTCGGTTTCATCGAGCCCACAGGCAAGCGCATCTTGCAGGCCTGTGACATCTCGTACTCGATGATGGGAGCGAGGACCTTCGGTGGGAAGAAGCCTTTCCCGCTCTCACCGGCTGAGATCACCGGTGCGATGGCGTTGGCGACGGCTCACATCGAGCCCAACCACCACATCGTCGGGTTCTCCTCGCTCTCGGGGCAGAACAACCGGGATCCGCGGGACTCGAAGCTGATCGACCTCAACATCAGCAAGCGGCAGCGCATGGACGACGTCATCAACACGATGTACAACCGGACCTTCGGTGGTACGGACGTCGCGCTGCCCATGGTCGCCGCCTTGGAGCACGGGTGGAAGATCGACACGTTCGTGATCTACACGGACAACGAGACCTGGCACGGGGATATTCATCCTCACCAGGCGCTCGAGCGTTACCGCCGGCAGACCGGAATCGACGCACGCCTCGTGGTGTGTGCGATGTCTGCCTCCCACTTCAGTGTGGCCGACCCGAAGGACCCCCGTCAGCTCGACATCAGCGGCTTCGACAGCGCGATGCCTCAGCTGATCTCGGAGTTCTCGGCCGGCAACATCTGAGTACGTAGAGAAGCAGGGCCGGGTCGAAGATGATCGGTTAACTGGATAACATTGGTTCAATCCCAATCCAGGTCTGGGCCCACAAGCCTGCCTGGCTCGCCACTTCGGTGGCAGATGAAAACATCCGGTCGTCACCCCACATCCGGCCCTGCCTCTCGCGTAGCAAACAACCTCCATAATAGGAGGTACCTATCATGCCAAATCCCGACCGCCCGTTCAAGATCAGTGACCATGCCCGAACCAAGATGAGTTTGCGCGCGATTACGAAGGACGAAGTGTTCGACACCATCCTCGCCTACGAGAAGACAGACAAGAAGAGTAACCAGAAGCGTTATTTCAAAGGACGTCTTTGCGTAGTCGTGGGAGAAGGTCGCACCTTCGACACCATCATCACCGTGCTCCTCAACGAGTTCGACACATGGACTGATCACCACGCAAGAGATCGCAAGAAGTAGTACCCAAGCCTCACCCCGTTTCCACAAGGGGTTAGGTTTCGCTGCGGTCGCGAGGAAAACAACGCTTGTAATGAGAGGTAGGGTAGTAATACCCGGTAACCCGCCAGTTACGACCTCTTATTTCTTTGTCTCGGCTTGACTTAAACAGCTCTGGGTCGAAGATGCATCGGTTATCAAATTGCCAGGGAGAAATCCCACCCCCCTAGATAGGCTAATTACCTATCGACTTACTGATCACACTATTAGTAAGCAAACCGGTCATCACCTCTACATCCAGAGCTGCCTAAATTTCGATGCGGGTCGCTAGTCTTCGGTTATCAAACTCTCAATTTGAAGCCATCCGGAGACGTCAACCACATCCGCATCACCTAAGACGGACCTTGGGCTATAGCAGGCGGCCCTTGGACGAAGGCCTCTAGGATACCGTCCAGAAGAGGACCAAGGCCGGTCGGGATGACCTCCCGCGGTATCCAAGTCTGCCCCCTAAGCTTCAGCGACGTGGGTCGAAAGAGAATCGGTTAACTTTCCTCTCAAGAAAAAGACCCGGGTTCGAATCCCGGCGGGTGCATAGCACCTGTAGTTTAGTGGCCTAAAACTCAAAACATCGGTCCTCACCACTACATCTACGTCGTTTAGTTTTGTGTCAGAGCGGGTCGAACTGGAATTCGGTTACCTCTGCGGAAGGAGTATTGTCGGTTCGAGTCCGGCCGTCCCCGTTAGGGGATGTAGTGTAATTGGCAACACGCTAAAATCCCGGAATCCTCCCTTTACATCCGCTCTGACCCATATTTGCACAACCCTGTTCGGGTCGAATTGAATCGGTTATCATTCGACTGCTAATCGGAAACCGACGCCGGTTCAAACCCCTACATCCGAACAGGTCTAATCAAGTGATCAAAGGAGAATCATGTCCGACCCCTACAAGGAGTTCGACCGCAATGCCCGGAGGAGCGCCCCACGTGTGCTTCTCTGGTCTGTTGTTGCAGTGCTCGGCGTTCTTGCTCTCATCGCCGTGGTGATGGGCATCAAGTACGCAACCGCCAACTGGCGGGGAGCGGCAGACCAGCGTGAAAAGACCGTCGCAAACGGCAACTACCGTATTGCCAGCTACGACGCGTTCTTCGACAAGTGCAATGAGATCGTCGCCAAGGAAGCCATCATCGCCGACTTCCAGAAGCAGTACGAGGACGCTGCGCCAGGTAAGCCCAAGCAGGACGCGCTCATCAACCTGAACGCGATGAAGAACACCCGTATCGAGATGGTCCAGGACTACAACTCGGATGCCCAGAAGGCTGGCACTCGAGCTCTGTTCCGCTCCGACGACCTGCCCTACCAGATCAGCATCCCTATCAATCCTGAGGAGCCAACCAAGTGCGCAGCTTGATCAAGAAGCACCCCAAGTGGAAGAAGTTCCTGATCGCCATTCCAGCGGTCTTCGTTCTGCTCGCCACCCAGGCGGAGAGCTGTGACGGCAGCACGCCGGATCCCGACAAGGGCGCCGGCAAGGAACAGACCACGAAGCTCGAGCAGCAGGACACGGTCATCGAGAAGCAGCCGGCAGAGATCATGCCGTACTCCCCGACTCGCAACACCATCAAGTCCTGGGGCAAGTACTGGTCGGTGCCGGGTCGTCTGGCCTACACCTACATCACCGATGGCCCCAACGACTTCTCGGGCGGATACTACGTGTTCGTCGGCCCGCCGGTGAGCATGTGCGTCGGCCTGACCAGTCCGGTCAAGAAGGTGCCCGTGGACATGGGCGAGTTCGGGGGAGAGACCTACGTCCCCGCGCCTGGCATCGACACGGCCTACGGCGGTGGTGACTGCTCGAACTTCTACGGCATCGATGCGGTGACCAAGCTGCCGATCGGATTCTCGGTTGGTATGGGGCAGAACATGCAGTACTTCCCCCAGCCCAACCTCCGCTACAAGGCTGAGCCACTCGGCGAAGCCACATTCGAATCCGCCAAGAAGGGACGCTGAGATGTCGAAGAGCAATCCAGGGGCCAAGGTCGTTCTCCAACTGACCGACAGCCAGGTCAAGATCCTCGCTGAGGCCGCCAAGATGGGGGTTCCAGAGATGATCGTCCGTCTGGTGGCCATCAGCTCGGTCACCAAGTTCGGCATGTTCGCACTCGGTCGGCTCTGGCCCTCCAAGCAGCAGCCGGAGATCCACCTCACGCAGTACGTCAACGGGACGAACGTGGACCCGAAGACGGTCGCCGACTACACCAGGGACCTCATCAAGAAGGGGGTTGCCGATGTCGCCACCGGCGCTGCCGAGAGGGTGGTCAAGGGCGAAACCGTGGATGAACCACGGCAGAAGTCAGGTCCGTCAGGAGGTCTTCCCGATGTCGGCCTGCAGATCCCGCAACAGCCGGAGGGCAACGGCGGGAAGTAGTACCTGGGGGCCCTGTTAGCAGGCAGGGAATAGGTGGCCCTGATGCGCCACGCGCTGCCCCTGGTACCTACGTAAGCTCAGTGGTAGAGCTCTCCATGGTGTCTCCACGTAGGAGGGTCCCGGGTCCGATTCCCGGCGTAGGTACGAACCTGGACGTTAGAACTGGGTACTAATGAATGACGCGTAATTGTAGCGGTACGCAAGTATGAACCTCAGTTGGCCACGGCGCGTTGGTCTTCTAACGGGCTGAGTCTTCATATTTGTAAGGGCAGGGCGCTGGGCAAATCCGGTGGAACTTTCGTGGATCAGTGACCGTGGTTTGCTGCCGAGGCGGCTGATCATCACACGTCTGCGGTGAACCCAGCGCTCTGTCATCCCATATTTGCAAAGGAGTCTTGAGTGTCATTCTTAGGAGAAGGTCTCTTCGGAGATTCCGGACCCAGCGGATTCGGTACGCAGTTCGGCAAGCAGCCAGAAGAGAAGGGCGTAGCCTGGGAAGCCAAGGAGATCGACGGCAAGCTGTACGTCTCCCTTGAGCAAGTCCTGGAGCTGCTGGAGAACAACAACATTCTTCCCAAGATGCGGGAGCGTCTTCGGGCACGAACTCAGACAACGCAGGGTTAGTACGCCGGACCCGAGACCTGGCTGGAAAGCCTTGCGTTGTCTGTCTGGTCGCCATTGTCACGTGGCGGCTTTGGGGCTGGAACAATTTCAAGTGGCCGGGATAGGATCTCATAATGGCCAGCCCACACATATTTGCACCACCTAATCAAAGGAGAACAGCATGAAGCGCATCAGCGCACTTATCGCCATGGTGGCGTTGGTCCTCAGCGGCCTCGTCTTCGTGGCACCCTCGGCTTCGGCCAAGGTCGACAAGAGGCCCTGCGTCTCGAGAGCGGAGTTCCGAGCGGTCCACCGCGGCATGACCCAGACCCAGGTCAAGAACGTCTTCGACACCTGGGGCTACCAGATCAACCGCTGGGACGACTACGTCGAGGACGGCTACTGGGAGTCCACCTACTACCCCGACGGGTACTACGACTCCTACGACTGGGACGGCAACGGCGTCATCACCCCGGACGAGACCGAGTGGATCGACAGCGGGTTCTGGTACGACGAGTGGGTCGACACCAGCTACTGGCTGACCGATACCTTCCGTACCTACAAGAAGTGCAAGGCCAAGAACTTCGACCGGGGTCGTGGACGAGTTGCCATCAACTTCGACAACTACTCGAGTCCATATTCTGGCTTGAGGCTGTTCTCCAAGTTCCGCAACAACCCTTGGACGGCATGGGCTCGCACCTTCGCTGAGGACAAGGCGAAGCCGAAGTCGCACACGCCGAAGAACACGCCGGCACCACACGCGGGACTCAAGAACACCCGCATCAACAAGACGGGCTGAGCCTCAGCCTGCTCCTGTCATTTACTCCTTTGATCCAGGAGTAGGCGGGAGCTCAGTCACTGGTCGCCCTAGTACACGGCGGCTTTGGGGCGGGACACAGTAGTGTATGTGCCCACGGGTAAAGACCCGCCCACTCCCACCACCTATCAGGAGACAAAATGCAAGTGCGTGTAGACACACTATCCGTCGAGCAGCGAGCTGCCTTGTATGAGATGACCCTCGATCTCATGACGCAAGGAGCCATGTGGACGCTGGACCCCGACAACCAGGAGCTTCTTCGGGAGCGTTCGTTGCGAGCCAGCGAAAACACCACCGTAGCCGATATCTTCCGTGACCTCATGGGAGATTTCCCGCACAGGACGGCCGACCTCAAGCCGTCCACCTTCAACGACTTCCTCATGACACTCGACACAACACCCACCAAGGAGACACAAGCATGACGGACTACATCAGCCAGGTCGAGCTCGGCAAGCTCTACAAGGACCGGCGCACCGGACTCGAGGGTCACGCGGTTGCGGTCGCCTTCCAGCCCCACGGATGCGTGGAGATCTGCCTGGAGTACATGAAGGACGGCGAGCCCAAGCGCATCTACATGAACGAGCTGCGCCTCGTCACGCCCAACGACGCCGAGCTCACTGGCGATCACGTCTACACCTCCGAGCTCATCCAGGGCCACGAGTACGAGGACATCGAGACCGGCATCCGGGGCTGGTGTTCCATCGTCGAGTTCCACGAGAACATGGCCACTCGCGGCATCCTGCGCAAGCTGGAGTCCAAGAAGGGCGACTCGGTCAAGTACAACTCCATCGACGAGTTCCTGCTCAAGGACATCACCGCCCAGGCACCCGAGCCGGTCAAGGACTCCTCGGGCAAGAAGTCGCCGGTGCGTACGGACATCACGCACTTCCAGCGGTGACACAGACTTCCGTCAAAAGGCGGGAGAACAAACACAGGCTACTTCATCTGTGTTGGTAAAAGTGGGGGGCACTAACTTCCCAAAGTGATGGACCACCGTTTATACTAGGTCCCTAGAGTGCCCTGCGAGCAAAAGCGTGCTGGGGGCGGGTTCCAATGCCTGCCTCCAGCGCGTGCTTCGCGGGGCAAACACTCATCCATATTTTTGTCTCGCGTTCAGAACAACGCCTTTAATAGGAGTACCTACCCCAAGGAGATTCGAATGAACAAGAGAAGATTTCTGATCGCTGCCACTGCAGCCATCGTCGGAGTCATCGTCCATCGGAACCTCAAGACCAGCACGCCCACCGTCCTGGAGCCCCCGGAACTTTCCCCGGAGCTTCAGAAGTGGGTGGACTACGTCGACGAGTACCCGAACCTGGAAGACGACCCGAAGATCGCACGCGCCATCGAAGTCCTCAACGAGACCGAAGACCCCGAGTAGTACCAAGCCCGCCCCGAAAGGGGTTAGGGTTTCTCGCGGATATTTCAACGGCTTAGATGAGATACCCATCCAGAAGGAGTAACACAATGACCAAGATCGTTGCTTTCTGCCTGATCCTTGCCGCCCTCGTCATGGGCACCCGCTACGTCAACGAAGTGGTCGACCAGTACAACACGCTGTCCCCGACCGCCAAGATCTACACGTACACGTGGTGCCAGAGTGACATCGGCGTCAAGGACTTGCAGGACCACATCGACTGCGCCATCCTCAACGTCCTCTGATCCATCCAAGCCCGCCCCGTTTCCACAAGGGGTTAGGGTTTCGCAACTGCTTATATTTTTGCCTTCGCGGTGCTAACAACGGCTTAAATGAGACTATCCCATCTACCAAGGAGACAACTATGTTGCCCTACGAGATCAAGCCCTTCGCCGACCACCACAGAGAAGAGCTGGAGAAGGTACACAAGTTCCTTGACCTCATCCACCAGTCCTTCACGTCAAACGTCGTTGGCATCAGCGCCGAAGACGTACTGGCTGAGATGGACCGAGTTCAGAACGCTCGTGAAGCCCTTCGCCGGTTCGAGATCTGCATGGCAGACGAAGTCCAGCAGAAGATCCGCATGCGCGACCGCTGGTTCGAAGCCACTGGCAAGAACAAGCCGTAGCCTCAGACCCGCCCCTATATTCTAGGGGTTAGGGTTTCGCGAGTGAAACACCGCCTTAAGTGAGACCCTATCTAAGGAGACACCATGCCTACACCCAAAGTGCACTGGCGTTGTGCCAACGTCGATGAACCCACGTGCATCATTCCCAATCCAAATCGGGAATACATCACGACGGACGACCCGACGAAGGTCACTTGCAAGAAGTGCATCAACGGCATATTCTTCCCGAACCACAGGGAGATTCGAAATTACTGAGCTAGGCCCTTTCGAGGGCTTAGTTTTTGCTCTCTGATCGCGTAGGAAACAATGCATATAATGACACCTACACCATTCAGGAGACCACAATGTTCAACGACGTTTGCGGTAACTGGACCGTCTACCACAGCCTCGCCGTTTCGCTCTTCGTCGGAATGAGCATCTTCACCGGTAGCAGTGTGCTGATCGCCATCAACGAATGGCTCGCACGCCGCGCCGACAAGAAGCTCGCCAAGAAGAACGAGCAGCAGCCCGTGGTCGTCGACCCCGACACCGCCTACAACCACGCCATTCACGGCATCTGACATGTAGACAACCCGCCCCAGCATATCTAGGGGTTAGGGTTTCGCGTAGGTAACAACTCCTTAAATGAGATACCCATCCATAAGGAGAAGCCAATGAACATCTTCGACCTCTTCATCGCCTACATCCAGCTACTGAGCCACGTGTTCCCGTACGCCGTCGTGTTCTGCCTGGGGTACTTCTTCTGCGACCACCAGTCCAAGAAGCAGTCCCGCCAGAGCAAGCGCCACGCCGTCGACGCATACGTCGCACAGTTCCCGGCTGTCAGCCGCCGAGAAGCCAAGAAGCTCATCACGTCCGACCCCATCCAGTAGTACCTCAGCCCTGCCCCAGCATTTCTAGGGGTTAGGGTTTAGTCTCCTCGCGGAGGGAACAACTCATATAATGAGATCCCATCCATTCTACGAAGGAGACCACAATGACACGCACGACCATTCGCACCGTCGGTCGTGGCGCCAGCCAAGTGATCACCGGAACCGTCAAGAAGTTCCTGTGGTTCGTGCTGGGCGTCGCGCTCGCCGCTGCGTTGCTCGGAAGCCTCGTCATGGGCGTCATCATCAAGAACGTCTGATCCCAAGCCGTAATCCGCCATTCCCCCAGCGGGTTACGGTTTAGTTTCGCGCCTGAAACAACGACTTAGATGAGACCCTATCCCAAAGGACATCATCTATGCACGCCATCCTCATCACCGAAGAGTCCATGCCCAAGATCATCAGCCGGGAACGAGCCCACCTCAATCTACAAGACCTAGTATTTCTGCAGACTTGTATCGGCAAAAACCGATATTTCGTCAGCGGGTACTACGACGGTAGGGGGAGGCTCGGCACCTGGATGATGATGCCACAGCATGTTCTCGATAAGTCCTATGAGTACGACCCCGCCAAGATCCAAACCGATTGGGACCAGATCATCCGCAAAACGCCCAGCCCCTAGCCCAGGGGTTAGGGTTTCATTCATATCCGCATCAAAGGAGTAACACAATGTCCGATGAAACACCCACCAACGACGAGCCGACTCGCGAGCCGGTTCCCGACTTCCACGCACCGAGAGACATGTCCAGGGGAGAATCCATATTCTTCTTCGGGTTCATCGCTGCCGCTGCCGCGACCATGGGCGCCATCGTCGTCTCTGCGATCAAGCAGGAGAGGCGCGAGGAGGAGGCCTACCAGCTTGCTCAGCAGCAGAAGCGGGAAGCCAAGCAGGCGCTCGAGACGTGGGTCAACGACGAGCAGAACGCCGGCAACAACATCTACAAGCTGGATGACGGGCGCTTCCTGGCCGTCGACCGGCAAGCTCCTCAGACCACCCACCTGCCGCGGGAGATCGTGGAGACGATCCAGAACCGGAACGTCGTCTAGGCGTAGGGACGGGTTCGCGCATATTTCCACTCCTTATATGAGAGATCCCACCAAGGAGGTTTTATGTGAATGACCCAGAACTCCCATACGCCATAGCATTCCTCATCTTCGGAATCGCATTCTTCCTGCTTGTGATGATCCTGATATTCGTCGACTACCATCGAAAAGAAGATCGGAAAGATTCACGAGCAAGAGAGTTCGGCTTCGAAGGGAGCATGCTTCAGAAGGAGGCAGAGTCCTACAAGCCCAAGTGAGTGATCCAAGCCTTGGCCCCTCAGCACATACGAGGGGTTAAGGTTTCGCTCTCGCGCATAAAACAAGCCCTAAAGTGAGATACCATCCCACACTAGGAGTACCGCCATGGAATTGCCCTCGACCCACGTCGCGCTTCCGCAGGACGTTTACGCCGAGCTCCAGGACACCGCCTACGGGCAGACCTCCACCCCCGCCGAGCGCATCGCCGGTACCGTGCAGACCACCATCGTCTTCGCGGCACTGGCCGGTGCTGTCACCGGTGGGGCGTGGGGGATCGCCAAGGCGATGGACTGGTTCGAGGAGAAGAACTTCCAGCGCAAGCAGCGTGAGAAGGAGTACGCCCGCAACACCAAGTGACCGAAAGGTCATCTCAGAGCCTAGCTCTCCCAACGGGGAGTTAGGTTTTCTCTCGCGCATATATCCACTCCTTATATGAGAGATCCCAACCCCAAGGAGTACCCATGAAGACCATCAAGAAGGTCATCGGCACTGCGCTCACCTACTACGCCCTCATCTACATCGGCAACGTGGTAGCGCAGCTGTTCATGAACCTCGTGAGCCGGTTTCGTCACCACCCTGGAGACACCGAACTCTGACAACCTAACGGCCCCGGAAACGGGGCTTAGGGTTTAGTTTTTGCTACATAGTATGCACGTACATACTAAGGAGACATTTTGGACGAATGGAACGTCTTTTCCGACTCTCCCGATCCGGAACTTGAGCACAAACTCGGCGAACCCATCAAGGTGGAGAAGCTGTGTGAGTGCGGAGACCAGATCGCGGGACACGATCGCTTGGGGTGCATGAGTCGCGGGTGCCCTTGCAAGAAGACACTGCATGAATTGACCTACAGGGAGAAGAAAGCATGAGCACTGCCACGCCGACGACCATCTTGCCGGACACTGACACCGATATTTCGGAGTTGGTAAATCCGTACGAGAAGACTGATGATCCACAGTGGCGTACTCACATCATCAATCCGCCGGCCAACCTCCATATTTGGGAGCCGGGTATGTCCATGAAGGACGTGCTGCACGTTGCGCGCTCTCAGAGGCTCGAGGTAGTTGCGCTCTGTGGCTTCCGTTTCATCCCTGTTCACGACCCCGAGGACTTTGATGCTTGTGAGGAGTGTATGAGACTCGCTGGCGAGATCATGTCGAGCATGGGGGAGTGAGTCATGGCGCGTAGGCCGAAAGGACGACAGGTCCACGGAGGGGCACCAGAAGCGCCTAGCAGTCTGCACGACCCGCAATACCGCAACAAGAAGCGAGAAGAAGACCGTCGGCTGCAAGAGCAGTACGACCAGAACTGTGGCCCCGTAACGGTCCGCAAGATTGGAGACACAGAAGATGGCACGTGATCGCAAGTACGGACAGGTGGAGCTCGAGCACGGCAACTTCAAGGACGACGAGCTGATCTTCGTCTTCCGCGCGAGCGACCTGAACTTGCCTGAAGTCCTCTACAGCTACATGCAGCTGTGCATGCAGAAGGGATCGCCCAAGTACCACATCGACCAGATCACCGAGGCCTACAACGAGGTCAAGAAGTACCAGGAGGAGAACGCACAGGACGTCCATATTCCGACGAGCCAGGGCTTCAAGCGCCGGCAGAGGGAGGCAGAAAAGGATGGGAATCGAGGGGCTTGAGGTACTGAAGGACGAACCCGATATTTCAACCGCCAAGCAAGATCCAGAAGAATCAGTGAGGGAGACAGCATGACTGTAGTAACTGACACCGCAGCAAAGATCAACGCCCACAACGGCAAGGTCACCGAAGTCATCGGGGATAAGGATGCCCTGACCCTCGAGCTGGCCCAGCAGGTCGACGACAGCGTGCAGGCGATCACGGCCAAGACCGAGGCGCTGACGACCACCCAGCACGAGCTGGAGGTCATGACGCAGAACCGCAACACCTTGCAGACCCAGTTCAACGAGTACAAGACCAAGTACCCGCCGACGACCCAGCCGCCTGTAACACCGCCGACGACAGCCTTCAAGACCAAGTTCGGTCTGGGCGGTGGGAACGTCCAGCGCACGGGCATCGACCTGGACCGGCGCTACTACGGCCCGAGCGACAAGGCGAAGGCGATCGCCGACGTCAACACCAACGAGGGCAAGGGCATCACCACCTGGCTCTCCTTCAAGTGCCCCTTCAGCTGGTCTCGCATGGCTGCCGGCGAGGGCAACGCCTGGGCCAAGGACCTGTTCACGGGTCTGATCAACGAGGTCAAGCCGGCTCAGGATGACGCCGACAAGATCGACGAGGTCTGGGTTTCCATTCACCACGAGCCTGAGGGCGATGACGACGAGGACCTGTGGCGTCAGTTCCAGGGTCAGCTCGCGCCGCTGGTGCCCGGGGGTCCTGCTGGGCCGCTGAAGTACTTCCTCACCACGACTGGGTGGGGTCAGGAGTTCAACGCCAACCGCGTTGCCGAGGAGGTCGACTGGGAGACCAACCTCTTCCCGACCGACCAGGCCAAGTTCATCTACGGCATCGGCTACGACGCTCCGTACAACACCTACGGCAAGATCTACAAGGCCGGCGTTGCCACTGGCGAGGTGAACAACAAGGTCACCGACCCGTTCATCTACGTGGACGCTCTGGCTCGCCGCGGTGTGCAGTTCGGAGTCGAGGTCGCCATCGGCGAGTGGGGATATTCCGACGAGATGTTCGCCAAGGACGGCGGACTCTGGGCTCAGCAGGTGATGGACCGGTGCCGGAACAACCCCATCAAGCAGCTCCGGGGCGCGGCATATTTCGACACCAAGCTGAACAGCTCGCACAGCTGGTACCTCGGAGACGCGACGTCAGCCAAGCGCAAGCACCACATGGGGCTGATCGCTGCTCGTCGGGCAGCGTAATGCCAGCCTCTCTCGGGGAGGATGTACAACACGTAATCAGCGCTGGGAACGGGGTGCCTCTCTGTCAAATGCCGGAGGGGGCCCTGTTCTTCGGCCTGATGTTCGAAAAAGGAAAGTTCGAACTGCAACTCTGCCCCGAATGCGAAGCCATATTCGAATCGCTGAAAGAAGTGATGTCATGACAACTACGATGGACAACGAAGAGCCGGACCTGACGGTCACAGACGCCAAGGAGTACTTGAGGACTGAGGGTCTTAAGAACTTCGAAGAGCGTCTTGCAACCCGTCGGGAAAGGCTGGGGCAGGCTTGGTTCAACAGCCTGCCAGTGGACGACCAGGACAAGCTCCGAGGGTCGCTCTACGACCCCTTCCACAAGACCAAGTGGGCCGATATTCTCAAGGCCCTTCGCTTCCTGTTGGAGAACTGATGCCCGAAGTCGAGCGTATGGACGATGAGGCGATTCGGGAACTGGCTCGAAGGATTGTCATCAACGAGGTTTATGCCGCCTGGACCCCAGAGCAGCTGGACTACTCGTTCTCGATGATCCTCATGCTTGGCGGGCACACGATGACGCCTGAGTTTGCCGAGTCGATTGGCTTGGTTTACGAGGAGACGCACAAGGCCAGCGACCGTGCGGTCAATGGTCACCCGGTGTTCATGTCGTGCAGGTACGCGCACGCTGATGACCGACACAAGATCATGTTCGAGGTCCTCAAGATGCAGCACGCGATTGGCTCGCTGACGGACGAGCAGATGGCCAAAGCTCAAGCAGACTGGGATCGACTACAGCAGCACATCAAGGAGAGTGAGGCAACTGATGGATGAGGATCTGATCACCAACGTGCCGGTCCTATATTTGGACTTCGACGGCACCGTACGAAAGGGCTTCGACGAGCTCGGTTACTTCGTCAACGATGCTTCCCAGGTCGAGGTCTTCCCTGAAGCTCGGAAGCTCATTCGTGAGTGGAAGGACAAGGGCGGCCGCGTCGTCGGCGTGACCAACCAGGGTGGTGTCGGGCTGGGCCACGTATCGATGATCGCCATGAAGGGGGCTCTGAAGGAGACCAACCGTCAGTGCGACGACCTCTTCGATCGCATCATGGTCTGTCCGCACAAGCCCACTTCGAAGTGCGACTGTCGCAAGCCCAAGACCTTCATGGTGCTCAAGGCCGTGGTTGAGATGGGCAAGTTGCACCCGGGGGAGAATTACCCGGTATCAGATGCCCTATTTGTGGGTGATCGACCCGAAGATCGGGCTTGCGCAGAAGCGTGCTCCATATCCTTTATGGACGCTGCTGAATGGAGGGCGATGGCGTAATGCACTGGCGTGATGAGCCTCTGACCAAGGGAGAGATGCACGATGCTCTCATCAACGCTGCACACGAGGTAGAAGCCAACGTGAAGGCGCTGAAGGAGAGCTTCAAGCTCGTTCCTGGATTCTCGAGGATGGCCAAGCCCATCGTCAAGCTGACTGTCGATATTCTTCGAGGAACGGCTAAAGCAATCTCAGGAGGTAAGTAGTGGCCTGTAAGCCCAAATGCATCTGCAAGTGCGACCACAGCGGATGCGAGTGCTGGGATGGGATCGGCTTCGCCCAGCTCCAGCGCGAGATGAGCGACAAGATCAACACTGATCTGAAGGAGACATCATGACCTGGCTCGACGTGCTCAAGATCGCGGTGCTGATATTCATGGCCATGTGTGCCGTGTGCGTCTGCATCTCGATGTACAACGACGGTAAGGCGCAGTCGACCTTCATCGTCAAGAACGGCCGCTATCCTCGAAAGCACGAGAAGGACCCGGACGTCAAACTCGAGGCCGTGCAGTGAGCTATATTCCTCGGAAGACAACACTGCTCACGGAGATCGAAGACAGTCTCGAGGTCATCAACGAGGCGATGGACGAAGTCCGCAAGTCCACTGAGCCTGGTAAACCATTCGAGGGGTTGCGACCAGAAGAGCTCAAGGACGCACAAGGTCGCCCGCTCCTGGCCGAGCTGGTGTCAACGAAAGCTCAGCTCATTCTCGCAGAAGCGATGTTAAGTAAGGAGGGTTAGTGGACAACCAGTTCTGGAATTACCTCATCACAGCGGTGGGGCTTTTCGGGTTTTACCTGGCTGGCAAGAAAGTATGGTGGTGTTGGTATGTCAACATCATCAACCAGGTCTTGTGGTTCACCTACGGGTGGGTCACCGATCAGTGGGGGTTCGTATTAGGTACGTTCTTCTACACGTTCGTCTTCGTCAAGAACGCCATATCTTGGACGAAGGAGCACAATCGAACCAAACGCAACATCGCGCCAAACCCGCTTAAGAACATCATTCCGCATGACCCAAGTCCAACAGTCAGCTTCCGTTTCGATGCCAGTGGCTTCCAAGAGGGAATGCTCTTGACACAGCAGGCAATGGACGGGCTGGTCGACCGCTTCGAGCATGGACCGAAGCGTTGGCGCTGGCTGCCTCTGTGGATTCGTAAGCGGATATTCAAGAAGCCCCCGGCAAAGTGGGGGCAGTCTGGACCTCAGATCGGTGAGGTTACCAGCATGGAAGAAGATGGCAACGGTATCAGAGCCACCATGACGATCGATCGCTCGACTGTTGCCGGACAGGCAGCCTGGGATGCGATCAGTTCGCCCGGGCCGTTCAGCATATCTGAGCAAAGGCGTAGGGACGCGCTTGCGAACTACGGGTTCGACTCGGCCACATGCATCAGCACCACTACATGGCAAGGTCGAGAGGTGGCTTGCGAAACAGATGATCATCCGCACGGCATGCATCATCAAGCTATCCTCGCCGACATGATGCCGCCGCTTCAAGTGTTCTGGGACGACCATGGTGGGACCACCGCGGAAGAATTGAACGACTAGTCCCCCGGAGCTATTTTCTCATTTCGTTTATAGGAGACAAGTGAACAAGAAGAACATTCTGAAGTATGGAATCCGCGTCGCCGTCACCGGCATTGTGGCATTCCAGCAGTACACCATCATTCTGACCGAGCGCCAGCGCAAGGCCGAGAAGCAGAGGGCAGACGTCATCTCTGCCATGTACGGATCGCTGGTGGACTTCGTCGGCATCGACGCCTACAACGCCTGGGAGGCACGCATGGAAGAGCTGTACCCGTTGGACGCAGACAACAAGGAGCCGACTGCTCCTTCGCCTGAGGTTGTGCCTGCACCGGTTGAGGAAGAGTCCGGTCAGGACCCGGCCTTCGACCCCGCGCAGCTGCCTGAGCCGGTGAGTGAAGACGAGGTCGAGGAGCTCGAGACTGGCGAGGCCATCGAGATCGCCGCGCCCATCGACGATATTCCCGAGGAGAGTGATGACCAAGCCGACAGCACGGACGAAGAAGCGCCGGCGGAACGGGAAAACTGATCCGGCCTATTGCCCTAGGTGTGGGCATGACAAGTTCGCAATGACGGGCAGCAAGAGCTCTCTCAAACGCGAATGCGACAAGTGCAAGCACACCTGGCCGGCCTGATTCGCGGGTGAAACAACCGCTTAGATGAGACCCAGACAACGGGTCTTCTCTTTGTCTTTCCATATTTAGGAGCTGATTCAGATGGACGAAAAGAAGCAGGTGATCAAGGCCTTTGGCGAGGTCACCGGCCGAACTCCTGCGAACCTCAACGCGATTTTGAAGATCTTGGCGCACCCCGACATCATCACTCAAGCCCGCGCATATCTACAGGCCAACGACACAACCGATGCCTGCCAGAAGTACCAACCGCCGTGGAACTGCCTGATGGAGAGCGAGGCCAATGCTCAAAACTTCAGCCCTGGTTGGGCCCGAGAAATACACGAGGTCATGGAGAACTGGTGCGTCAACTGTCGTGACCGTCTTATCGGGGAAGATCCCGGCGATATTGTCATCATGGACGAAGACTGGCTCGAGACAGATGACCTTCCAGGAGGAAAGAATGACGTTGGGGACAACCCATGGCGCTGCAGCGGACTCGACTTTGACGCTGATTGCGGGGCGTAGCGTGGGATTCCTGTCGTTCCAGTACGAGAGCGCAGGGGCATATTTGGACTTCCTGTCCATCGACATGGCAATGCTCTGCAATGTCGAAGCAACGATGCCGGGTCTAGGAGATGGCTCGGGGTTGCTGCGTGCGGTCTGCGCATTTCTTGATCGAAACAACATGTCGTGCATGCTGTACGTCCGGTCCGATGGCCCTGAGGGGTGCATGGACAATGCTCAACTTATCAAGTGGTATGAGAAGTTCGGCTTCAAACTTCAACCCACACACCCGGACCTTCCCACTCAGATGGTCCGTCACCCACAGGAGACACACTATCATGGCAAAAACCGTAAAGCCCCTCGACCAGGTAGTCGACGAGGCAACTCTTCGTTTAGCCGCTGGTATCGCGGTACCTAAGGAGCTCATCGTTGAGTCGTATGATGCTGGTCAATTCATCACCCCGCGATCGGTCCAGGACTTTCTGCGGCTCTTCAGCTACAAGCCCAACTGGATCTTCGGCTGCTTCCCTAGGGGTTATGCTGGATTCCCGTCACCGGAGAATCAGAACTCGGGGATCTGGGTCAAGATCGAGATGTACGTGGAGAACAGTCGCCCATCATTCAAGCCGTGGGACTTCAACCGGATGCAGGACGACGCTCACCGCGATCTCGACCGGTACTACGACGACATGAGGTATGACTACCGCGCCATGATCAGGCCTCCTCGCACGCCTCAGCTGCTTTCGCCTCGAACCGAGGTGCAGCCGGTGGGCGGGGACTTCGAGGTGCCGGCGCTCATATCTTGCGAAGCGGAGTTCTTCGACTGGCTGCAGTACGCCATCACCTATGTGGAGAACCATGAGCGGGATGAGTGGTTCAAAGTCAGGGGTCTGGTGCCGTTCGACCCGCACAACCCGCAAACCCCCATGCTCAACCCGAACGACTGGAACTGGGAGGCCTACAAGAATGAGAGAAGGCGAGTGCGCGCCGGCAAGCTCGTGTAGCTGCATCGGGCACTACTTCCCTGGGGTTTCGCACATCGCGCCCTGCTGCGACACACCCCATATTACCCAAGAAGAATTCGACAAGTCCGTGCAATGGAAGCACGACGTATTGGAGCTGATGTCAGATGATGGAACTAGCGCCGGTGCAGGCGGAGAAGGGTCCGAAGGGAAGGCTACTGGTCCCAGCGGGCTTCATTGAGTGGGGTGAGCACCTTGAGGCATGGCAGGCCTACTCGAAGCTCTACCCGGGACAGAGTGCTGAGCAGATCGCTGTGGCGGGAGGCTTCGGCTGGAACGAGCTGGTCCGATATTTGACTCGAGCGCCGAGAACGTGGCGGCCCAGAGACCCGAAGCTGGCGGAGGAGTACGAGCCGCCGGCTGGCAAGGTCGGGCTCTGATGGAAGTGAACGATCCATGAGCTTCCGCATCATCGTTACCGGTTCTCGGGACTGGGACGATCCGGAGACTGTCTTGGATGCTCTCGACTCATATCTTGTGCATGACGACGTAGTGCTGTTGCACGGAGGTGCCGAGAGCGGAGTCGACCCGGTAGTGGACAGGTATGCCAGGCAGCTGGGTTGGGAGGTCAAACCTTACCCGGCTAACTGGGACCTGTTCCGCGGGCTAGCTGGGCAAATGAGGAATCTTGAGATGGTTGTTGATGGGGCTGATGCTTGTCTGGCTTTCGTCAAGGACCATTCTCGAGATGCCTCGCTGTGTGCTTACTACGCACGCATGTCCCATATCCCTACACGTGTCTGGGCACAAGACGGTGAACACGATTGGAGCTACTTGCTCTGTCAGGAATACCTAGAGTTCGGCGATATTTACTTCTACTGCACCAAGGAGGCGGCTGATAAGCACACAGAGCATGAGGGTAAGGGTGAGGACGATGAAGGCAAGGCGTACTTCATAAGCTGGAAAGACTAGGGAGTTGAAGCGTGGGCAATAACCTTAGGATCTACACGGACGGATCCTGTCTCGGAAACCCTGGCCCTGGCGGCTGGGCATGGGCGATCGATGAGTACGACTTCTGTTGGAATTCAGACCCCGCCACGACCAACAACCGGATGGAGCTCATGGCCGTCCTCAAGGCGTTGGTACGAAACGTCGGAACAGATCTCACCATCGTCTCGGACTCGGCTTACGTCGTCAGCTGTTTCCGGGACGAATGGTGGGCGGACTGGACCGTCGATGGTTTCAAGCGCAAGACCCATGAGGCCGTAGCGAACTGGGACCTCTGGGAGCCAGTACTGGCTATTTCTTTGTTCGGTGAGGACGAAGTGACCTATGAGAAGGTCCGCGCCCACTCCGATGACTACATGAACGACTTTGTGGACGATCTCGCGCGCAAAGCATCCAACTACGCAAGGAGAGGCATCTGATGGAGTTCACCGAAGAAGACGTCGTGACGCTCGACAAGGCCGTTCAGGTCAGAGCTGACGCAGGTGAGATGGCTGATGAGTCAGGATTCCGTAAGGTGCTCAAAGAAGAGATCAACCATATCCTCAAGGCGAAGCAGTGAGTTGATGATCGTCAAATGCGAAGCGCTGTACGAATCGGAAGTAGGCAAGCTTGACTCGAAGGACCTTGTTTCGTGGCTTAAAGCTCTACCTGCGGGGCATCGGCTTCACTACGATATTCCCCAAACTCACGGTCGATTCTATCTCAAGGCTACTTGGGAAGAGATAAGGCCGGCACCACCACTCGTCATTTACACCGATCCTCCCGCTCGGAGGTGGTATCAAAGGAGCTGATTAGATGAAGCAGAGCACGGCCGATATTCTCGATGAGAGCAAGCGGCTGGATGACCAGATCAAGTGGCAGCTGTTCACCATGGACCAAGACGCCCAGCTGTGGGGCGAAAGCGATGTGAAGTGGAAGCCTGGTGATCCACTCGGTGACTACAGCGTGCTGTCAGGCTATGAGGGCAACGCAGAGCACTGGATCCCACACAACCAGGACACCACCCGCCCGATCTACCAACTCATCGATGACATCACAAACGTCAAGGAGTACTACAACTACTACAACCGTTGTCGTACCTGTAAGACCTGGTGGGCGGGCACTAAGCCGTGCTGGGTGTGCGGGGTATATTCTCCGCCAATGACAGATGCCTGGCGCCGACTGAACTACATCTGCGTCTGCAACGGTCTGGTCAAGAGTGAAGAAGAGATCGACCAGATGCTCATCGAGGCCACTGAGCGGGCTGAGCGGGCAAGGCAAGAGCGGCGTAAGAAGGTCCTGGAGATGAGCAAGAACATCTCTAAGGCAGCGCAAGAGGCTGGTCGCTCTATACAACGCTTCGGCGATCACGCTGCCAACGTCATGGTCGACTTCGAGACGGTGGGCTTTGTTGGTAGCGAGGGCTTCCGCATCATGGAGTACGGGATCACGCATGAGCCAGACGGGGACGAGACGAGAGACAGGCGTAGGGACGCTTGGAGAAGAGCTCAGCTCGAGATGTACCGGATGGCTATGGTTAACGGGGTCGTGCACATCAACTGGCCTCGGCAATCCGGTCGCAGGTCGTTCGAATCGCTCGTTGTCGATGAGTGGATCAGACCTACTCCGTTCAGCAGGAGCCGGTTCTTCGACCCTATCGGTGAGGCTATCAAGAAGAAGCCCTTCAAGATGCCTGAGCTCTTGCCTCTCTATATTCCCAGTGAGAAGTACGAGCTTGAGGTGCTGCCGCGTCGTACTCGCATTCTGATCAGTCGCTACGCATTCGGCCAGGTGCCCAAGCCTGCGCCCATCAAGGAGCCTATCATCAACAGGCCGAACTACGAGCTTGAGAGATGGCTTCGCCAAAACAACCAACACCCAGAGCAGCAAAGGAGAGAACGTGAAGTACGCAGCCCTCGTGGTCGTCGCGATGCTGACCCTAGTCGGGTGCGGCAGCGGCGCGGAGGAAGAGCCCGGTAACAACGAGCAGGACAGCAACGTCTCCACCATCAAGGAGGCTCACGTCAAACTCCAGGACGGACGAGATGTCACCTGCCTGACCTTCAAGCGAGGTTATGGCGGGGGCATGTCGTGTGACTGGGCAAACGCGAAGTAGAAGGAGCAACATGGCAAACGCAGCAATCATCGAAACCAAGATCGAAGAGATGCGGAAGAACCTCAAGGACTCCATCGACTCCATCAGCTGGGGAGAGGGGCCGGCTCAGGACGCGCTGATGACGGTCTTGCCGATCTTCCAGGAGATCGTGGAGATCCAGAACCAGATCCTCGAGCTGGTCAAGACCAAGGCCTCGGATGCCGACATGCGCAGCCGGACCGACCCGCGACTCTTCAGCGGGCAGTGATCGTGGCGCAGACAGAAGTCAAGCAGGCAACATGTGGTAAGCAGCGTGTGCTGGAGTTTGTGGGTGTACCGATCCTTGAGATCCACTGCACCCGCAACTCTTGGCACCCAAGCTCGGCTTCGCCCATGCTGCACTCCCACTACTGGTCAGGCTACATCGACGGGACGTATGTGACGGTGACCTGGCAGGACGAGCCATATTCTGAGAGGAAGTCATGAGACGAGTGTTCTGGGAGAAGGACGACTTCTTCCCATTCGGCGATGGGCGCATCGAGATGGACCCTGCTGTAGTCAGCTTCATGCCTGAGGGCAAGTACCCACTGACGTGGAACTACGGCACTGAGACAGACGCTCTGCTTGGGCACGCTACTGATATTCGTCTAGAGGATGGCGAGATGTCAGCTGAGCTTGTGTGGAATGAGACCAAGAACGCTCAATCTGCAAAGGACCTGCTTGAGCATGGCGACGTTCGTCTTGGTGGTTACTACAGCCACATCAAGAAAGTCAAGGACGGTGACGTCGATCGATGCACTGAAGGCACCCTGCGTGCCATATCTGTCATCATCAAGAATGGTGGTGCTAACCCAGGAGCGAAGGTCTAATGGACATCTGCGATATTTGTGAGGGCGTAGGAGGCACACACGCCTTCTCCTGCCCCAAGGCGATCGAACAGGATCGAGAAGTAGCGGCCGGCCTTCGGTCGTTGAGGGCTGGTGCTGGATGGCAACCCTAGAGTGCACGTGTCGTGGCGGTCCGCATGGCGGGTACACCTGCCCTGGTTGTAGAGGAGGGTAATGCTCACAGAAGGCAATCTACGGGAATTATTCCCTCATCAGGCGGAAGCCCTCCAGAGGATCAAAAACGGCTCTGTGGTGGCCGGAGGGGTCGGATCGGGTAAGACCTCCACTGCACTAGCCTACTTCGTCCAGGGGCCCTTAGGAGGCGTTCTAGACCGTACTGAGCCTGTGCGCACGCCAAAGAAGCTGATTATCATCACCACAGCGAAGAAAAGGGACGAATTGGACTGGGAATCGGAGGCTCTGCACTTCGGCATCTTCCGTGACCCAGAGCTCTCATATTCCCGGGAAGAGATGATTGTCGATTCCTGGAACAACATCAAGAAGTACGTCAACACAGAAGGTGCTTTCTTCATCTTCGATGAGCAACGACTGGTGGGTAGCGGTGTATGGGTCAAAGCATTCCTGAAGATAGTCAAGACCAACGAGTGGATTTTGCTCACGGCTACGCCAGCGGATACCTGGATGGACTACGTGCCTCTGTTCATCGCGCATGGCTTCTATCGGAACAGGACCGATTTCGTAGAGCAGCACGTAATCTGGACATTCCATGGGAAGTACAGGAAAATTCGTGGCTTCTATGGGGCCAGGTACTTGCGCGCATATCGCGATGCGATCCTAGTGGAGATGCCGTTCGATCGTCACACGACCAGACACGTAAACACTGAACCAGTTGAGTACGATGTCGAGCTGTTCGAACAGGTATGGAAAAGGCGTTGGAACGTCTACACAAACGAACCACTTATCGACTCAGCTGAGATGCACCGGATCGGTCGCCAGGTCGTCAACTCTGACCCGAGCCGGCTTGATGCGATTGAGAAGCTGGGTAAGCGACACCCGCGTCTGATCATATTCTATTCCTTCGACTACGAGCTCGAGGCGTTGCGAACATTGATGACGCGCATGGACATCGTGGTGGCCGAGTGGAACGGCCATAGGCATGAGCCTGTCCCGGAGACGGAGCGGTGGCTCTATCTTGTCCAGTACCAAGCAGGAGCAGAGGGGTGGAACTGCACAACCACGGACGCCATCGTCTTCTACTCCATCCCATATTCCCACAAGCTGTATGAGCAGAGCCAGGGTCGCATCGATCGTCTGGACACTCCGTACGAAGACTTGTGGTATTACGTCTTGATGAGTGATGCACGGATCGACAAGATCATCTGGCGTGCTCTCTCTCAGAAGAAGAACTTCCATGAAGGAAGAGTCGAGAAGTTCCAACCCGCAGCTTAAGGAGCGATATTTGTGGCAGACAATCTGAAGGGCATTCCCTTCTCATCCGATGACGAGGGCATTGACTTCCCACTCAAGGCGAAGCTCTGTGTGCTCCAGGCCCACAACGAGTTCGGCATCGGCACACCTCGGCGCAAGAAGATCGAGCCGCTGGACATCTCAGAGGTCTACATCGTCTGGTTCTCCTTCGTTCGGGGCAACTGGAAGGCCATGTTGTCCACCTCCCGGCCGGATGGTCGGATCTATGAGGTCTCCTACAAGAGGGAGAACGACGGGTCGGATGGGCCAGAGAGCTTGGTCGTCGACTCATACCTGAAGACCCACAACATCGTGATCGATTAGATCACAACAGCGTAAGGAGCTGATATTTATGGCCGGATCCTATGGACACGTCGTCAACAAGCACGGCGGCTTGATCAGTAACGAGAAGATGAACGGCATGCTCGAGAACGGCGGGGATGTCTATGAGGCCGTCGAAGAGATGTACGGCATGATCTGGTGGCTGGCAACCCAGATCGCCAACGAGCAGTTCGGAGCTGCTGCCGACCCGGCCTTGTATGTCGATGCTGCTCAGACCGAGTACAAGACGGGTCTCGCCGAGTCCCCCACCAAGCGCTTCAAGAATGATCAAAGGAGCTGATTCACATGCTGCAAGCCGAGGAAATCCACGTCGATCGATGGGAGGTCTTCACCATCATCGATGTCAATGACGTGCCACGAAGGAAGCTGATCTCCAAATTCACACGAGTCAAAGGCCGATGGCTCATGCATGTGGAGGCCGGCATCTGGTATTCCCAGGGCACTGTTCGTGAGCTGAACGACCTCTTCACCAAGCTGGTCTTGAAGGGAACGCTGAAGTAATGGGCTGGCCCAAGCTGAAGTCCATTCTCATTCTGGTGCCTGCTGATCTTGATGAGGGGCTGCCTGAGAAAGGGGTTACGGCATTCCGCAACTTCGGTGAGTACACGCGTCAAGAGATGTATGACGCAGCTGGCCGTTGGCTAGATGCCCACCCCGGCGCCATGGTCATGTACGACGATGACCAGCTCACTCCTGATGAGCCGTCATGGAATGAGGAAGAGGGGATCGTCGTCGATGGCCTCTACGTGCCACCACACATGCTGCACGCACCAAAGGGAGGAATCAAGTGGGGCGTACGGAAGAAGAAACCTACCTAGGCGTACCCGTCATCGATGGTCGAGTCGCATGGGGGCTCGGTTATCAACTATTCCTCTTCGATTACGCTGTACGCCAGCGCGTTCGAGAATACGCAAACACACTAACACAAGGAGACAACATGACCGTGGACTACCACGAGCACACCGACGGCGAGAGCACCGGCCCCATCCACCACGAGCGACCGCCACAGCGCACCGCCATCGTCCGAATCGACGGACTGCCCGTGGGCTGGGCCAAGGTAACTCAGGGACCGCCGGAGATCGGCGTACGCATCAGCCAGA